GGCCAAGGCGAACATCCAGCTCGATGTCGTCGATGACTGGCTGTCCACTCTGGTGCCGTCCCGTGTCGGCGGTGGTGACCTCGGCGCACCGGGCGGACTTCCCGCTGGCCGCCGGGCGATCCTGGGCAACACCAAGAGCATCACCCGCATGCGGGCGCTCGCGCGGTGGGCTGGGACCTACACGCAGACCAAGGACGACCTCGGTCGCCAGATCGAGTCCTACGGGCCGTGGACCCTGGTGGACCTCGGCGACAAGGCGGTCTCCGCGTCCCCGATCATCCCGATCGAGACGCGCGACCCCGACGGCGGCGGCGCGGGCGGCAACATCACCAACCTCACCGACCTGTACGCCGTCAGCTTCGGCCTGGACTCGTTCCACGGCGCGGCGATGGCGGGCAAGCCGCTCGTCGAGACGTTCATGCCGGACTGGACTCAGCCCGGCGCGGTGAAGTCCGGCGAGATCGAGATCGGTCCGGGCGCGATGGTCCTGCGCAACACCAAGTCCTGCGGCGTGCTCCGCAACGTCAAGGTCGCCTGAGAGGAGTTGGCCACGATGACCCAGTACAAGATCACCGCACCTGTGGCGGGCTTCAACGGCACCGTCGCGAACGTCGTGTTCTCCCAGGGACAGGCGCTGCTCACCGTCGACGAGGACGCCGAACGCGCCGACGGGGCCACGTCCCTGCCGCAGCCCAACCGTGCACTGGCCTACTTCCAGCGCAAGGGCTACACGGTCGAGAAGGTCGAGTCCGCAGAAGACGCGAAGCTCGACAAGGAGACTGCGGCACCGGGGACGCCCGCGTCCCGCGCGGTCGATCCGGGCCAGGTGCCGGGCAGCAGCGTGCAGACGGCTGCACCGGCTCCGACGCCGGTCGGTTCGGAGGAGCTGGCGGCACAGGCTGTCGCCAAGGCCGAGGGTGACGACGGCGCCACGCCGAAGCTGCCCGCGAAGACCGCGCCCAAGGCGGACTGGTTCGAGTTCGCCACCAAGCACGGCGGCATGACGGCCGAGGAGGCCGACGCTACGTCCCGCGACAAGCTCGCGGCCAAGTACTACGAGGAGGCCTCGAAGTGACGACCCACGGACGGTACCCGCGAGTCGTGACGGACTCCCCGGTCTTCGACCAGCCCTACAACGCCCTGCCCGGTGTCGACCAGGACCTGTTCGTCCGGTCCAACATCCCCGCGTGGGCGTGCGTGTCCGACCTCGCCGCCACCGGCACGGGCGTCGCGATCGGCACCCGCGTGTTCCTGCGCAAGGGCGACGTCATCACGAACCTGTCGTTCGTGTCCGGCAACACCGCCGCAGGCACGCCCACCAACTGGTGGCACGCCCTATACGACCCGGACGGCGTACTGCTCGCGCAGACCGCCGACCAGCTCACCGCGGCGTGGGCGGCGAACACGGCGAAGAAACTGGCGCTGGCAACGCCGGTGACGATCTCGAAGGACGGCTGGTACATCGTCGCGACGGCGATGACGGCGACCACAGTGCAGACGCTCATCGGCAACGCGCCGATCGTCACGGCCTCGGGCGCGGTCCACACGGGATCGCTGCCCCTCGGGTTCACGTTCGGCTCGGCTGTCGCCGGTGTCGCACCAGCCACGACCGGCACGCGCACCGCAGTCGCGAAGTGCCCGCTGGCGATCGTCAGCTGACCCAACCCCACTGCGCGAGGTGCCCGGCCGGACTACTCCCTGGCCGGGCACCTCGCGCGGCGCTACCGAAAGGTGCAGGCACGTGACGACCTACGAGCGCGTGGTCGACGGCGAGGTGGTCGAGCGGGTCACGCCGATCGACGGCAGCCACGAGGACACCCGGATCGGCGTGCTGGTGCTGGAGGGCAGCAGCGAGTGGCGGCTCGCTGCCGGCGAGCCGCCCACGGCAGCCGAGGAACAGCAGACCGACCCCCCGGCGCCTCCAGCGCCAGCAGCGGACGACATCCCGAAGGACCTTTCCGGCGCAGACAGCGCCTCCGACGCCAGCGCTGCTGGCACGAGCATGAGCGAGGAACCCGATGGCGCGGCAACCACTGACGGCAACGGAGCTGGCGCCGGCGGGGACAAGCCCCGCGGCGGTCGACAGCGCGGCTGAGATCACCGACGGGAACTCGTTCACCTACAAGGCGCACCGGTTCCTGTACGTGCTCAACGGCGACGACGCGTCTCTCACGGTGACGATCCCGACGCCCGGCACGATCGGCCGTGGCGCGAACACGATCTCGGACACGGCGGTCGTGATCCCCGCAGGCGAGTATCGGCTCATCCCGGTCGGACTGGAGCACCGCCAGACGGACGGCACAGTCCACGTCAACTACGCGGGCACCACGCCGACCGGCGTCATGGTCGCCGCGCTGGACGCCTGAGGAGGCTGCGGTGGCATCAGGCGTCTTCAACATTTCCAAGGGCGCCTGGCGCCCCCTGCTGGCCCTCCCGGCGGCGAACGACGCGATCATCGTGTTGCTGCTCAAGGCGTCCGGGCTCGTCGCCGACGACACGCTCGCCGACTACGCCGACATCGCCGCGCTGCTCGCGGGCGCGTCGGACGAGGCGGATTTCACCAACTACGCGCGCAAGACGATCACGTCCGGGATCGTCGTGACGCCGGACAACACCAACAACCGGGTGGACGGCGACTTCCCCGATCAGCGCTGGGACAACGCAGGCGCGACACCACAAGCCCTCGGGAAGATCATCACCGCGTACGAGCCCGACACCACCAGCGGCACGGACAGCTCCCTGATCCCGATGACCTACCACGACTTCGTGGTCACCACAGACGGAACGAACCTCATCGCCGAGATCAACGTCGCCGGGTTCATCCGAGCCGCGTAGAGGCAGGTGCTCGTGGCCGTCATCCAGAGCAACTTCGGCAACACCGGCGCGGACACGCCCGCGAGCACGCAGGCAACCCTGCCCTCCGGCACCACCGCAGGCACCCAGCTGCTCATCATCGTCAGTGCGGACGCCACCGTCTCCACCCCTGCCGGGTTTTCCCTCGACCGCTCACAGGTCAACAACAACGGCCACTACCACTTCCGCAAGACGGCCACCGGGGGCGAGACGGCATGGACGATCACCCCGTCGGTCGCCGCAGCTGTGGCGTGGATCGTCCTCGAGATGTCCGCGCTCGACTCGTCCCCGCTCGACCAGGTCGCATCGGAAGGCGCCGGGTTCGGTGTGTCATCCCGCGGCACTGGCACCACCCCGGCGACGACCCAGCCGAACGAGGTCCTCGTCGGGTCGATCGGGCTCTCGATCGGTTCCGGTGGCTCGAACTCGGTCAACGCCTGGTCGGACAGCTTCGTGGAACTGCACGACACGTGCACCACCAAGGTGTCCGGCACCAACGTCGCGGTCGCGGTCGCGCTACGCACCGTCTCCGCGACCGGCACGTACACGTCCACAGCGACGCTGGCCGGCGTGTCCGCGGCGACCGGCATCATCACGACCTACAAGGCCACCACAGACACGGTGATCGCGGTCGCGCAGGCGATCGAGGTGGACACCGCGCCGTCTGTGGCGATCGCGCGGGCCGTGCCCGTCGACATCGCGGCCGAGACCGACAGTGCTCCGCCTGTGATGGTCGCGAGGGCGGTGCCGACCGGCCTCGCCTCCGAGGCTGATACCGCTCAAGGCGTCGCGGTGGCGAAAGGCCTCGTCCTCGCCCAGGCCGTCGAACTCGACACGGCCCAGGACATCGCACGTGCCCGCGCGGTGCCAGTCAGCCTCGCGGTCGAGATCGACAGCGCGCTCCCAGTGACCATCGGCGGCGCTCCGCTCATCCCTGGCCAGCACGTCGCTTCCTCGACCATGACCAACCTGGCCGCCTCCGCCGCGGTCGCCGGATTGGAGGCCTCATGACCACCAACGACGTCGGCGACATCGCCACCCTGACGCTCACAGTCACACCGTCCGACGTGGACACCTCAGCCACCGTCACCGTCACCTCCCCCCTCGGCGTCGTCACCTCACCCACGACGACACCGAACGGCAACAGGTCCGTCTGGACGGCACAACTGCCGCTCACCAGTCCTGGTGAATATCTGGTCCGTTGGGTCGTCACCGGAACCGGCGCGGGCACCGAGCAGTCCTCCGTGACCGCCAGGCCCACACTGCCGGTCGTCATCGCCGGGCAACGGGTGTACGCCAACACCGCCGAACTCGCGAACTTCCTGCAAGCCGTCCCGCCGGCGAACGCCCGGAAGCTGCTGGTGCAGGCATCACGCGACATCGAACGCGCGACCAGGACCGCGGTCTACGACACCGACACCAGCGGGTTCCCCACCGATGCCGCTGTCCTGGCAGCGTTCCGCGACGCGACGTGCGCACAGGTCGAATGGTGGGCCGAGACCGGCGACTCGCTCGGCGTGAACGGGCAGTGGGGCGACGTCAAGATCGGCAGCGTGACCCTGGGCGGCGGCGCCAGCACCAGCGGCACAGGCGGCCAGCTCACCGCGAACGCGTCCACGATCCTCGAGCTCGCTGGCCTGCTGCCCGGTCACGTCCTGCACTACGACGGCAGGGCGTACTGATGGGCACCATCCCCGCATTCCTGTTGCGGCACACCATCGTCATCGAGCCCTACCTCGGCCACAGCGCCACCGGTCCGCTCTACGGGCCTCCGGTCACAGTGCGGTGCTTCAACGAGGACAAGCGGCGGTTCATCCGTTCCACCAAGGCCACTGGTTCCACCGGGTCCAACGAGGTGGTCGCCGCGACGACGAGCTACTGCCCGCCCGGCACGGTCGCGCCTGCGCAGTCCCGCGTCACTGTCAACGGCCGCGTCACGACAGTCCTGCAATTCCTCGACCACGACGGCGGCGGTCTACCGACCCCCGACCACGTCGAGCTCCTACTCGAGTAGACGATCGGGGGCGGCGGTGAAGCGTGTCCGGAGCAGCTTGAACCTCAAGGCGGTCAACCAGAAAACCCACGCAGCGGCCGCGCGCGGGCTCGCTCTGGCGATGGAGCACCTGCTCACCGAGTCCCGCAAACAGGTCCCGATCGAAGAAGCCACGCTCGAACGCTCCGGCGTCGCCGTCGTCGACGAACAGAACCTGATCGGCGCCGTCTCCTACGACACCGAGTACGCCGTGCGCCAGCACGAAGAACTCGACTGGCAGCACGACGCCGGCCGCAAAGCCAAGTACCTCGAAGACCCGCACCGCGACGAGGCCAGCACGATGACCGCCCTCGTCGCAGCGCAGATCCGGCGGGCGCTGCGATGACCCTCGAAGAAGAACTCGCACTGCTGCTGCAAACCCTCAGCCTCGGCACGTACACGCCGGATGGACCGGGCGGCACCCTGTACTGGCCGGTCGCACCGTCCGAACCGGACGTGTGCACCACGCTCGCCCTCTACGGCGGCAGCGAATCCAGCTCCCTGGACCCCTACGACGAACCGCGGCTACAGGTTCGTTGCCGCGGCGACGCCAACGACCCGCGCGTGCCGAGACTCCAGGCCGACGCCGTGTACACGGCGCTGCACGGCCTCGGTCACCAGCCGCTCGCGGGCGGCACCGAACTGCAGCTCGCGGTCGGCATCAGCTCCGGCCCGGAGTACATGGGCCGCGACCAGAGCGGCCGGCACGAGTACGTCGTGAACTTCCGCATCGAGGTCTACCGGCCGACGGTGACGCGCCCCGCCTAACCCCCTGTTTTCCCTTGCTCCGCCCGGTGTTGTCCGCGGCGGCCCATCGAGCATGTCCGGAGGACAACGCCATGGTCATGGTCAAGGTCAACGCCCGCGACCAAATCGTCCAGGTCGCCGAGAGCGACGGCACCACGTGGACGGAGATCGCCAACCTCAACACCATCGGGTTCGACCCTGCTGCGAACGAAGAGACCGCCGACACCACCACGATGGACAGCGACGGCCACTTCGAGCAGGAAATCATGCAGCGCGGCTCGGCGTTCACGCTGGAGGGCATGAAGACCAAGGACCGCACGACCGGCGCGAAGGACCCCGGCCAGGCGCGGTGCGACGTCCTCGCCAACGCCAAGGGCTACGACTCGCTCGGAAAGCTCCGGTTCCGGGACGTCATGGACACCGAGTGGACCATCTGGAACGCCACCTTCTCGACCGGTGAGCAGGGTGGTGGCACCAACGACAAGTCCAGCTGGTCGTGCAACGTCACCCGCTCCGGCCCGCCGACCACTGCGGCGGTGGCCTGATGGTCGACGACCTCGCGATCGACTTCGACGAGGACTGGGCCGAAGAAGACGCCAGCGCTCCGAAGATCCGGCTCATGGGCAAGATCTACACCCTGCCCGCCACCCTGCCCGCCAAGCTCGTGCTGTTCGTCCACCGCGTCAAGACCGGCGACGACAACGCCAAGCGCAACGTCGGCATCGACGAGATCAAGAACATGGTCGGCGTCCTCATCGGCGCTGACGCCGTCGAGGAGATCGTCGAACGAGGCATCGGCATCGACCGGCTCGGCGACGTACTCCAGCGGTGCATGGCCGTCTACCGCAAACGCAACAACAAGAACGACGCGGAGGACGAGCCGGGGGAAGCGGAAGCCCCGACGGGGGCGGCCCCGGAAACCACTGGCTCAACCTCGTCATCCGCCACTGGGGACTCCTCGTCGCCGACTGGGACCGCGAATACCGAAGCGACCTCCGCGCCGATCTCCGCCGTGGCCTGAGCTGGACCCAGTTCCGGTTCCGGGTCGTCGGCTTGTCCGACCAGTCACGGTGGCGCCAGGTCGCCTCCAAGGAACCGATCGTGCTCTCCGGCGAAGACGGCCGCGACGCGCTGCGCGCGTACGCACGACGCGGATGAGGTGAGCTGTCGTGGACGTCGGGACCCTCGTCGGCTACATGGAGATACAGGACAGCGGCTTCAAATTCGGCCTGGGGTCTGCGGAGCGCAGCTTCGACCGGTTCGCCGACAGCCTCGACTCCGACCTCGCCGCGCTGGAACGTGACTTCGACGACGCTGGCGACGACATCATGGACCAGCTCGAGCAGAGCTTCCGTGAGCTCGACGACGTCGTGGAGAAAGCCTTCCGGGACGCCGAGCAGGCCGCCGAGCGTAGTGGGCGCAGGATCGGTGACGCGCTCGAAGACGGCGTCGACAGCGGCGTGGACGGTGCCCGGCAAGCGGCTGGTCGTGGCGGCGAGCAGGCCGGTGAGGAGTTCAGCGGCGGCCTGGGCGAGTCGGGCCGCAGCGGAGCGTCCGCCGCCGGCATGGACATGATGGGCTCGCTGAAGGGCCTCGGCTGGGCGGCTGCTGGTGCGGCGATCGGCGCCGTGCTGATCGCGGGATTCACCAAAGCCCTGGACACCGAGGTCGCGGTCGACAAGCTCGCCGCGCAGATCGGCGCCACGCCGGAGATGTCACGCGACTTCGGCAGGATCGCAGGTGAGCTGTACGCGGACGCGTACGGCGAGTCGGTTGGTGACGTAGCGGAAGCGCTGCGCGGCGTGTGGCAGTCCGGCCTGGTGCCGGAAGACACCGCGCTGGACGAGATCGAGCGCATCACCGCCAAGGCAATGAACTTCGCCACGGTGATCGGCGAGGACGTCACCAAGGCCACCCGCGCCGCAGCCAAGATGATCAAAACCGGGCTGGTGGACAACGCCGAGCAGGCGTTCGACATCCTCACCCGCGGCGTCCAGCAAGGCGCCAACGAGGCCGAGGACCTGCTGGACACCTTCAGCGAGTACTCGACCATGTTCCGGGACATCGGCCTCTCCGGTGACCAGGCCATGGGACTGATCAGCCAGGGCCTGCGCGCGGGCGCACGCGACTCGGACACCGTCGCGGACGCGTTGAAGGAGTTCGCGATCCGCGCCCAGGACGCGAGCACCACCAGCGCGGCAGGGTTCGAAGCCATCGGGTTGAACGCCAAGGAGATGACCAGCATCTTCGCCCAGGGCGGACCCGAAGCCGCCAAGGCGCTCGACACCGTGCTCGATCGACTCCGGAACATGAAAGACCCCGTCGAACGCAACGCTGCAGCAGTGGCCCTGTTCGGCACCAAGGCCGAGGACCTCGCTGACTCGCTCTTCGCGCTCGATCCCTCCGAGGCCGTAGCGGCACTCGGGCAGGTCGAGGGCGCGGCTGACCGCATGGGCGAGACGCTCGCCGACAACGCCTCCACCCGCATCGAGAGCTTCAAGCGGACGATGGAGCAGGGGCTCGTCAACTTCATCGGCAACAACGTCCTGCCGTCGCTCTCAGCGCTCATGGACGGCCTGAAACTCAGCGGCGTGCCGCAGGCGATCGAGAACATCGTCACCCAAGGCCGCGAACTGATCGATGGCATCGTGCAGGACGTCCGCGACTGGGCGGCCACGCACGGCGAGCAGATCGACCGCATCGTCGCCGGCGGCAAACGCCTGTACGACGAGGTCACCAAGGCAGCCTCGGAGACGATCTCGTTCATCAAAGACCTGTGGGAGAGCGCGGACTGGATCGACGTCATCGCGACCAAGATCGAAGCGTCGATCCGGATTATCGAGGGCCTCGTCGAGATGGTCCGTGGCGTGGTCCAGCTCGTCGCTGGAATCCTGACGGGCGACTGGTCGAAGGCGTGGTCCGGCATACAAGCCATCGTCGAGGGCGCGCTCGACGCCACGGTCGGCATCATCGACAACCTCGTCGGCGGGCTCGTTGAACTCCTGGGCGGCAACTGGCAGGAGATCAAGGACAGCGCGAAGCGCGCCTGGGACGGAACCGTTCAGCTCTTCAAGGACGCTGGACAGTGGATCTCCGACGCGCTGTCGTGGATCACTGCCCTGCCCGGCAAGGTCGGCACCTGGTTCGGCCAGGTCAAGGACGCGGCGGTCGACAAGCTCGAAGCCCTCGGAACTTGGGTCACCGTCGAACTCCCAGCGCGGATCGGCGCAGGCCTGTCCAGCCTCGGCGAGAAGATGAAGGGCTGGATCTCCATCGGCCTCGAAGGCCTGAAGTGGGCACTCACCGAAGGCATCGAGTGGGCGATCGCCTGGGCCATCGCGCTGCCCTTCAAGCTCGTGGAGGCCGGCGCCGAACTAGGCGCGAAGATCCGTGAATGGATCGGGAACGCCTGGCAGTCCGCGAAGGACCTCGCGGTCACCAAGACCACCGAGCTGCTCGAGTGGGCACAGGGCGTGCCAGGGCAGATCATCGAGGCGGTCAGCGAACTCAACGCCAAGATCGGCGAGTGGGCAAGCGCCGCGTGGCAGAACGCCAAGGACACCGCCGCCCGTAAGGGCCAGGAGCTGCTCGACTGGGCACGTGGCCTGCCGGGCCGGATCCTGGCGTCGATCTCGGACCTGAACGCCAGGGTCGGCGAGTGGGCGCGGAATGCGTGGCAGAACGCGAAGACCGGCGCCGAGGAGAAGGGCCGCGAGCTCGTCCAGTGGGCGAAGGAACTGCCTGGCCGGATCGTCAGTGAGATCGGCGAACTCGGTTCGAAGTTGTGGTCGACTGGCCGCGACCTGATCGAAGGGCTGATCCGGGGCATCAAGGAGACCGCAGGGCGCATCGCCGACGCGGTGCTCGGACCGATCCGCGACACCATCGCCAAGACGAAGTCACTTCTCGGGATTTCGTCGCCATCCAAGGTGATGGCCGAGATCGGCGTCAACATGGGCGAAGGTCTCGCGCTGGGCATCGAGAGCACCAAGGGCCTGGTGGCCGACTCGCTGGCAGGCCTCGCGGAACAGGCACAAGGTTTCGGCGCGCAGCTGGCCATGGGTATGACGAGTTCAGGTGCTCGCCTTCCTGTGGCGACGCCCGGCGTCGAAGGGTCGTCTGGCGCGGGAACAGCCGGATCCAACAGCGGTCCACCTCGCTCGTTGGTGCACATCGAGAACTACCACCCACCGAAGCCCGACGACCCGTGGGCCACAGCCCAGGACCTGGACTGGATCTCGAAAGCGGGTGGCTAATGGCTGGCGAGCTGCTCACCGCGGACGCTCAAATCGAGTGGCGCGGAACCCTGCTGGGCAGCGGAACCTACTTCGGCACCAGCTACATCAAAGGCTGGTTCGACCTGCCAGGGCAGCGGGGCAGCAACGCCCCGCTGCCCAACCGGCACGGCTCGTACCCCGGCCGGAAACTGTCATCTGACCGGTACGTCGAGTGGGGCTTCAAAATCAAGAACCTGCCCCTCTCCGGCTTCCCAGCGGCGATCGACATGCTCCGCCAGATCACGGCACCAGACGAAGACCCGCAGGAGGAGCCGCTCGTCGTACGCCTCGCGGGCGAGTCACTGCTGTGCTTCGGCCGCGTGCACCTGCGCAACATCCCCACCGACAAACGATTCGCGATCGGCTACACCGAGGGCATGGTCGTGTGGGAAGCCACCGACCCGCGCCTCTACAGCGTCTCCGAAGAACTGCTGGAAATCCCGCTCGCTTCCCCGGCCAGCGACGGCCTCGACTTCGGCGGCGGCGGACTCGACTTCGGCGGCGGCGGCCTGGACTTCGGTGCCGGCACCTCCGGAGGCAAGGACAACGCCACGAACACTGGCCACGTACCAACGTGGCCACGACTGGAGATCACCGGCCCCGTCACAGGCCCTGTCGTGATCTTCCCTGGCGACCGGCAACTGCGGTTCAACCCCGCGTTCGAGGTCCTGTCCGGACAGACGCTGGTGATCGACACGCGGCCGGCGCTGCGCACGGTCGAACTCCAGGGCACAGGGTCGAGCGTGACTCGCAAGAACGAGCTGTGGACCAAGCAGTGGACGCCGCTCGATCCCGGAGTGTCCACAGAGATCCGCTACCAAGCCGCGGCCTACGACGCCACCACCAGGTTGAGAGTCTTCTGGCGGCACGCCAAACACTGAAGGGGAGGTGTTCGGCGTGGCCGAGCGCGATTCGTGGGCTGTCATGGACGGCGCCACCCGGAAGGTCGACGCGGAAGACGCGCGTGTCGCAACCACTGCGCTGCTGACACCGGGATCATCGGCGATCCGCGCCCGCCAGGGACTCCGTCCGGGGCCTGGCAACCCTGGGTTGGTGACGGCGAGCGGCACGCCGGACATCAACGTCAAGGTCGAGAAGTTCCAGGCGGTGCTGACCGCGACGCGTGGCCTCGGTGAATACGTCGCAACGCTGGACGCGGACAAGACGATCAACGTCCTGGGTGACACTCCGGCGCACGGCACTCTGCAGCGCAACCACCTGATCATCGCGCTGCAGACCGACACCTACTACCTCGACGGTTCCAGCAAGTTCGAGGTGATCGAGGTCATCGGCGTCGCGGGCTCCGGTGACCCGTCGCTCGCCGCGTACGCCGACTACATCCTGCTCGCGCGCCTGCGCATCACCGCAGGCGCGTCGACGGTCACCAGCGCGATGATCGACGATCTGCGGCCAGCCTGGTTCGTCGCGCTGGGCGGGCTGCTGCCGGTCAAGGACCAGACCGAGCGGGACGCGCTGACCGGGTGGGACGGCTTCGAGATCTACCGGCGTGACCGGAACTGGCACGAGATCCACGACGGCACCGCATGGCGGGTTCAGGGCGTCGCGATCTGCACCTCGACCGCGGACCGAGACTCGGCAATCACCCACCCGGTCAACGGGCAGATGGCGGTCACCACCGACCTCGGCATCGTGTGGCGGCGACACGCAGGCGCGTGGGGCACGATCACCAACAACGCCGGAACCACGCTGGACTCGAAGGAAGACACGAGCGGAACCACCACCTCGGGCACGTTCACCGCGACGCTCACCGGTGGTACGACCTGCTCCGGCACGTTCGTGGTGCCCGCGTCCGGCAAAGTGGACATCATCTACGGCGCCCAGGTGGGCAACAGCGACGCTAACGATCTGGCCATCTGCTCGTACGAAGTGCGAGCGGGCGCCGTGGTTGGCTCCGGCACGGTGGTCCAGGCGGCGGAAATCCCCCGCGGTGTGTACTCGGGGACGACAAAACGGGCAATGGTCACGGATTCCGTGAGCGGCCTGACTGCGGGCGGGACGTACAACGTCAGGATGATGTACGTCGTCACGGGCGACACCGGCACGTTCGCGAACAAGCAGCTCAAGGTGCGTCCGGTCGCGTAGTCCGCCGGCGAGAAACCCACGGAGGTCAGGAGTGAAGATGGCCGAATCAGTCGACTGGAAGGCCCAGGCCCTCGCATACGCGGCAACGGGTCCCGAGCAGGCCAAGGCAGTTGAACAGGCCAAGCAGCAGGCTCTCGCGCAGTTGACCGACAACACCCACGGCTACTGGGAGTCCGTCTACACGCTGGCGCACCAGGACAGCAAACCCGAGTGACGCCCCCGGATGTCCGACCCCCACCACCGGCGGCTAGCGCCTCGACGCTCTGGGGGTGCTCGTGCAGCCGATCTACACCTACGAAGTCGCAGACCTGCGCACGGGCGTAAGGTTCGGCGACCTGCCGCTCACCGGCGTGCGGTACGGCAAGCGCCTCAACGACTCCGGCACGTTGACCGGCCAGTTCCAGATCGAGTCCCGCAACGCCGAGAAACGGCAAGTCGAGGACGCCTACGACTGGACCACCCCCGCGAAACGCTCCCTCACCGTCTACCGCGACGAGCGGCCAGTGTGGGGCGGAATCATCTGGACATCCAACTACAACAGCGCGCAAGGCACCGTGACCGTCGGCGCCGGCGACTACTGGAGCTACTTCGACCACCGCTACGTTCTGCCCGTGCTGGCGTTGACGCCACGGCCAGGCGCGAACGACAAGGCACCGTCGATCGACTACGTGGCAACCAGGCTCACCACCTACACCGGCGTGGACCAAAACCTGATCGCCCGCAACCTGGTAACGCTCGCCCAGTCGCACACAGGCGGATCCCTCGGCATCGTCATGGACAGCTCCCTGTCCGCGGTCACACGTGACCGCGTCTACGAAGGACACCAGCTGATCGCCGTAGGCGAAGCGCTCCGAGAGCTCACCGCGGTACTCGGCGGACCCGACCTGCTGTTCGATGTCGTCGGCGTCGACGCACAGGGCCGGCCGATCCGCACGCTGCTACAGGGCGACCCGTACCTCGGCACTCAGAGCTCGACGCATACGTTCGAGTACGGGGCGAACCTGGTCCACTACACCTGGCCGCGCGACGGCACGAGCATGGCCACCCGCCAGTTCGCGAACGGTGACGGAACCGCTGAAGGCGCCCTGATCGCGGCCTCGGAGAACACCACCGCCTACACCTCTGATGGCGGCGGATGGCCGCTGCTGGAAGGCGAACAGCAGTACTCCGGTGTTCTGCTCGAGCAAACACTGCAGGACCACGCTGACGGCCAGCAGGGCGCGCGACGACGCCCGGTGGTGCTGCCGAAGTTCACGGTCCGCGGCGACATGTCACCAACGGTCGGCGAGTGGCAGCTCGGCGACGACGCGCGGGCGACGATCGAAGACGACTGGTTCCGGCTCGGCGTCGAGGCCCCTGTGCGGATCGTCGGCGCCGACATCTCGCCCGGCGGCACGGAGGACGGTACGGAGCTCGTCGAGCTGACCGTGTCACCGCTGCTGGATGACCTGCTGATGGGGGTGTGACCGTGGGCCTAGAACTGCAGCCGGGCAACACTCTCGAACGGCTCAAGAACCTTGAGCAGCGCGTCACCGAGATGTTCAAGAAGATCGGACTCGCGTCGGCCACCATCCGCAGCGGCGGGCTCACGCTGCTCGACGACGCGTACTTCCGCGTCGTCGACGACAACGACGTGGAGATCGTCTACTTCGGTCCCGACGACCAGGGACGTCAGATCATCCGCATCCGCCGCGAGGGCGGCGGCGACGTCATGTGGACCGGTTTCACCCTGGCGGGCAACCAATTCTGGAGGCTGACCGACAGGTTCAACGGCGAGCTGTTCAGCGACGACACGGAGAACGGCGGGATCGCACGACCCTGGCTGGCGACGCCGCTCTACCCGAAGTTCACCGTCGCCGCCTCATCGGTCTACAGCTACATGAACCTGCCCGTCGCCTCGGTCGCCTCCGAGACGACGTTGTGGGAGGGCCGGATCTCGATGGTCACCCACCCGTTCATGGTGGTGACGGGGGTCTTCGGGCAGGCGTCTGGCTCGAACTCCAGCACCTACCGGCTGAAGCTCAACGGCGTGACGGTCGGCACATGGAACGAGACCACGATCGTCAACGCGAACCGCGGCCCCTACAACGTCGCAGCGTCCCTCGGCTTGGCGAACGTGCCCGTCGAGGTGACCGCGGTGGCCAGCGGCACCGGCAACATCGGCTGCCAGATCTACAGCTTGTACCAACGGCAGACCTGACCTACGGGCAGATGTCCCGACCGTTCTCGTCCACATAACACGGCGCGGGCGGCGGCGGCGCGGGTGCCGTGTCGCCAGGTCCGGTCGGCTCGTACGGCGGGTGCGTGAACGTCGGCTCGGCCGGCGCTTCGGCCGCCGGGCCGTTGTCGACATCGGGCTGCTGCACAGGGGCCTGGACCGTCTGTGGCGCGGGCGGTTGTGCGGGTGCGTTCACGGCGGTGTCCTTCTGAATCGGCTCCGAGGCGACCTCGTGCTGCTCGGTCGAGATCGTCGGCGCGCTTGACGTCGGCACCTCCACGAGCTGTCCAACCGGGACAGTATCCGTCGCCGGTGCCTCGGCGGCACTGCTGGACAGCAGGGTCGCACCGAGCGCGGCCATCGTGGCGACGACGACGCCCGCGGTTGCCAACGCGCTGATCTGCTTCTTGTCCACCTGAACTCCCCTGAAAACCGTGCCGCAGATGCGGGCACTCATCTGGCTCTATCGGACACAAGGACGCTCGGCGCTACGAATTGGTTGAAGTTGACCCGATCGGCGTACGCCCCGCCTGCATGGCACACCATCTGACCCCTGCTGCTGGAGGTGCCGCGTGCAGCTGCCCAGACCGCTGTGGATCGCCCTGACAGTGATCATCTCCCTGGCTTGGCTGGCGAACCTCGTCGTCGGCTGGCTCAAGATCGGGCCGACCGAGCCGGCCGTGAATTTCATCTTCGGCGCGGTGATCGGAAGTTTGTACGTGATCCGCCCCAGGGCCGCCGAGGCCGCGAAGAACATCGTCGACGCCATCAGCAGCAAGAACCCCGCCGACGAGAAGCCGCCTCGAGGTGACAGCCCATGACCCCGCTGACCTACGTGCTGTACGCCGTCGTCTGGTTCGCACTCGGCGTGGTCGCGGGCGCGCAGTGGACACGGATGCGCCGTGATCTGCGGCGCATCGCCAACGCTCAGGCCGGGGAGGAAACCGTGGCACCGCAAGAGGTCCTCGACGACAAGCCCGCGCAGAAGCGCCGCTGGCCGCGGCGTGTCCTGGACACGTTCGTCGTGGCGCTGTTCGTCGCGTCTGCTGTGCAGGGCTTCGTCACGTATGAGCAGATCCAGGGCATCGTCAACTGCCAGAAGGCCTACCAGGCCGGGTTCGCGGACGCTATCGATGCTCGCTCGAAGGCTGCGATCCCCGAGAAGGCCGCGCTCACCCAATGGATGAAGACGCTGTACGAGCTGGTCACCAAGGCCGGTGTACCTGGCAGTGACCCAGCTGCGGCCCGGCAGAAGTTCGCCAACGCGACCAGTGAGTACCTGCAGAAGCAGGACGAGCTCGCGCGCAAGCAGCAAGAGAACCCGTACCCGTCGCCGCGCGACGTGTGCGGCTGAGCACGCTCCGTCCTTACTGCCTCTGGGAGGTGCCGCCATGGTTTGGCGTGTTGCCCGATCGCTCGACCAGCTGCTGGCGCAACTCAACGCGCTGGCACCCAACCGCAGCAAAGCATCCGACGGCTCGATCGGCGACGCCGCGCACCAAGCGCAGGGCAGCGCCTCGGACCACAACGCGTGGTTCGTGCTCAGTGGCCAGGAGCTCGTGACCGCGCGCGACTTCACGCACGACCCAGATGGCGGCCTCGACTGCAACAAACTCGCCGCCGCGCTGACTGCGAGCCGCGATCCGCGCATCAAATACATCATCTGGCAGGGCCGCATCTGCGACTCCCGGGCCCAGTTCAACCCGTGGACGTGGCAGCCCAGCAGCGGGCACTACCAGCACCTGCACCTGTCGGTCATGGCCAACGCCAGCGCCGACGACCCCCGGCCGTGGTCCCTGCCCGGCCTCACCGGAGAGGAAGACGACATGCCGAGTGCCGAAGAAGTGGCCAATGCCGTGTGGGGCCGCCTGGTCAACGTGGCTCACGGAGACGGCGGCAGTCACCAGGTTCCTGCCGTCATCGTGCTCGAATACTCCGAACTTCAACACCAGATCAACCGTGACAAGCTCACGCGCCTGGAAGCCAAGGTGGAAGTGGCGCTCACCGCGCTCGCTGCTCTCGGCGACGACGAGGCGAAGATCAGCGAGATGATCCGCAACATTCCGGCGAGCAACGGCGGTGGCCCGTCACCGGAACAGATGGAAGCCACTTTGCGTCGCGTGTTCGCCGACGCGGGAGACGACAGCGACAACCCCGAGGGAGCCTGAGCATGCGCACCATCTTCGGGCGCGAGCCCGCCGCAGTTGTCGAGATGGCCGTGGCCATCGCACTGGGCGTCGTGGTGATCCTGCACCCGAGCGAGCCGGTCACGGCCGCAGCCAACGCCGCGGTCGTCGCGATCGGCGGCTTCGTCACCGCCGCTCTCGTCAAGTCGGACGGAGCCCTTGCCGCGCTGATCGGTGCGATCAAGGCCGTGTTCGCTCTCGTCGTGGTGCTGGGCATGAGCCTGGACCCGACTCTGGAAACCGGCATCGTGATGATCGTGTCCGCAGTCGGCGCGGCGTTCGTACGGCAGAACGTCGTGGCCCCGGTACCCCAGCACGCCAGTTAGCGTGCCGCCCTCCCTCATCGCAGTAGCCGTCCCCTATGCCGCACCCTCCTGCGCGGCACGACAACGCCCCTCCCGCGTGCTCCCCAGCTTCCGCCTGGGCCGAGCACCGGGAGGGGCGTTTCGTCGTTCCACGACCCGTTCAGGACGCCTTGTGCAGCCGGTCCAGCGCCGCAGCAGCGGCCGGGCTCGGTGTGCGCGTGTCCATGTAGTTGTCCTGCGCCATGGACGGCTTCGCCTGGCGCAGCATCACAGCGATCACGCGACCACTCTCGCCAGCCTTGTCGAGCGCGGTGGCAACCGCACGCCGGCCATCGTGCGTCGTGAGCTTCGGGTAGCCGATCCGCAGCCGCAACCGCCGCACCGAGCGCTGCATGTTCGACGGCGACCGCCAGCCCATCGTGCGGGACGGGAAGACCGGGTCGTCCAAGCCCGCGCCAACCGGCTTGCGGATCAACAGCAGCAGGTACAGAAACTCGGGCATCAGGACGACCCCGTTACTCGAGAACGTCTTGCCCTCGTGCCGCACCACGCCCCGGCCTTTCACGTGCACCAGGTTGCCGTTGAACCAGATCCCGCGCGGCGGAACGACGACCTCGTTGCCATCGTCATCCTCCGAGACGATCGGCTCGTCAGTCAGGTTGACGTCGCGCCAGCGCAACGCCAACGCCTCGCCGTAGCGGCAACCCACGCCAAACAGGACGCGGAGGAAGTCCGGCAGATCCTGCCGTGCCGCTCGCTTGTCGCCGTCGACGAGGGCGAAGAACGTGACGAGCGCGGGCCCGTCGAGCGCGACCTTCGTCCGGCGACGGCGGCCCTTGATGCGCTCCATCGACCGCGCGGGGTTGGTCTCGATCGCGCCCTGGTTGATGGCCTCCTGCAGAATCCCGCTCAGCACGACCCTGATGGCGCGGCGATTGCCCGCGGACTGGCCGGCGCTCTCCATTTCCCGGAACACCTCGTTGAGCCGCTTCGGCGTGCACTCACGAATCAGCAGTCCGCCGAGGGCGGACTTGAGGTGGTTCTCGTATCGACCTTTGTACCTGTCGTAGGTCGTGCCGGCCTGGCGCCGCTGGACGAGTTTCAGCCACTCCTCCGCGCATTCGTGAAACCGGGATGAGGCCGTGATCCTGCCTGCCTTGCTCGTGCCGAGGCGCTCGGCGAGGGCCTTCTTCAGATTCGAGACTGCCTTGTTCTCGCTCGGCCCGGTGCGCTCCATGGGGCGCGTGTAGCCGTCGGACGCCCGGTAGCGGGCGGATGCCTTGTACTGGTCGGGCGTGACGCCCTCTGGGACGCGGTGCAGCGGCATCCATGTGCCGTCGACGCGTGCCGACCTGTAGATCTCTCCGTAGGTGCCGATTTCCAGTGGAGGCCTAGCCACGGTCCACCCCCGACGTCGCGAAAGCGTTGGGTTTTCGTTGGGTGACCGCACTGTAGGCGCACTGTAGGCGCGTGCGCAACTCGTCTACCTGCATTTTCTGGTGCCCCCGGTGCGACTCGAACGCACACTGGACGGGTGTGCATTCCGCTTTCTGCATGCATCCCTACATGTCTTGACTGTGTTCGTGGCCGTATCGCTGACCTGTGGTTCAGCATGCTATCCGTCTTGCTGACCGCACGCGCTGGCGTGTGGGGTTGTTACGGAGTGTCGCTGGTAGGCGTTGGGTAAACGTTTGGAATGATCTTGGTTCGACGTCCGGATCCCACAAACGATTGCGGGCACAACGAGATACGCCGACCGTCATGAACAAGCCAGTCAGCCCACCGCCAAATGCGGCGCGCTGCTCCATTCGGGCGGTAGTGATCGTTCACAAGCGTGCGTCGTTTCGCCTCTACGCAGTCCCCCTGCTTAGGTGGAATGCCTCAGCCACTCAAACAGCCCAATGGACCCAAACCACCAGGGGAACAGCGGTGACGGAAAGCACGGAACGTAGCGACGCACACCTCGCCCTCGCCGAACTCGTGAACGCGGCGCTGAGACGTGCGGGCAAGCTCGGGCCGACCACCGTCATCACCCACTGCGTGACCGTTGTGCAGACCCTCACCGAGACCGACACCGGCCCTCGCTTCGACATCCACCGCATCCACCCCATGGGCACACTCGACCCCAGCACGGAACGCGGCGTCCTCGCCGACGCCATCGAGGACTCGCGCAGGAACCGCTACGCCAGCTAGTCCTCCCGCGGCGGGTTGTACGCGGCCCGCCTGACGCGCTGCTCGCCCCCGCCTGCCGGTTCACCATGCGAGTAGACGCCCGCCTGCGCGGCCTCCCCGATAGACCGCACGACCGAGTCCGCGTGACGCTGCGGCGTCTCGGGGTCGATGTAGCCGCGTTCTCTCAACAGACTGTCCACGATGATCTCGATGGCCCGTATCTGCTCCGGCGCCAACTGCGCAACCTTGGAAGCCAGCTGCGTCTCCATGCCCTCGTCCACCACGGCAAGGTGGTCTTCCGGTTTGTAGCCAGCCAGCGTGAGCGCTTCCGAGACCGGGATCTGCAACGCCCGCGCCGCCTTGGCAATGATCTCGGCCTTGGGCGCCGAAAACGGGTAGTCGTCGCGCCGTCTCCCGTTCTCGATCTGCCAGAGCGTCTCCGCTCCGATGCCAGCACGTCGAGCGACCACCTTCAGCGGCTCCGTGCCGCGCGCCTCACGCACGCGTTCCCCCAGAGGCCACTTGTGCACCGCGTCGCTCATAGGGCGCATCGTCCCGCAAAGCACCTCACGCCGCTACGCCCTGGTAGGCCGTGTCACGTCCGGTTAGAGCAGGTGGAGCAACAAGATCAGCCACTGACCTTGCTGTAGGCGCTCTGTAGGCTTACTGTAGGCGCTATGAGTCCACCGACCCCGTGGCACAGCCTCCGTCACTACCGCCTCAAGGCAGGCCTCACCCACGCCAAGCTCGCACAAGCCGCAGACATGTCCGAGTCCGGCGTGCAGCACCTCGAGGCCGGCCGCCGCAGCCCTCGCCCGCAGACCGTCACCCGTCTCGCCAACGCGCTCAAGATTCCCGCCGACAAACTGCGGGCTGACCTGGCAAACAACCCCGCCGCCGAGGAACAGCTCGCTGAGCTGACCCAGCAGGTCGAGGTACTCGCCGAGCGCATCAAGCAGGTGACCGCGACCCTGCCCGACCAGCGCGCCAAGACCGAACAAGGGGCGGCATGAGCACCCCGAGCGCTCCCGCGGTCCTGCGCAGCCTGCTGTTCCGCAACGCCGACGCGGGCCTGCCGGCGGTCGCCTACAACGCCGACGACACGATCAAAGCCTTCGGCGTGTCCGCGTCCACCGTGTGGCGGTTGATCCGCAGCGGAGACCTGCCGACCCGCAACACAGGCAAGCAGTACCTCGTCTCCGGAGCGGTCATCATCGACGTCCTCGGTCGGGAGCCGGACGGCATCAACGACCCGCGCCGGGTGATCGACCCCGAGCGGCAGTACTTCATGAAGCAGTTCGCCGCGCTGCTCGGCGTGCCCTACCAGATCGCCCACCGGCTCACCCAGGGCACGGACGCCAAGATCACGCCCGAACGTGAGGGCACCCGCCTGTTCCTGCCAGGTCAGGCGATCCTCGCCTACCTCGCCGGGCACGACGAGCCGATCCGCTACCGCGCTTCCGCGTAGCTGCTCACCAGCACCTCACTACCTCTTCCGCACGCACCCCTGGCACCGGAAGGCCTGATCATCTTGACCTCCACTGAAACGACTAAGACCACGAGCCCGTGGCATCAGGGCTACCTCGTGTGCTTCGACCTCGAAACCACCGGCCCCGACCCGACGACCGCGCGCATCGTCACCGCCGACGTCATCTGGTTGAACCCGGTCGATGGCGCCATCGCCGCGACCAAGAGCTACCTCGCCGACCCCGGCATCGAAATCCCCGCCGAGGCCGCCGAGATCCACGGCATCACCACCGAGTACGCCCGCGTCCACGGCCAGCCCGCCGCCGACGTCGCGCTGCTCGTGCTCGACGACCTGGAGGCGGCGTGGAGTCGCGGACTGCCAGTCGTCGCGTTCAACGCCTGCTACGACCTCACCGTCACCGACCGCGAACTGCGCCGCCACCACGACCGCCAACTCGCCATCACCGGCCCGGTGCTGGACCCGCTCGTCATCGACCGCGGCGTCGACAAGTGGCGGAAGGGCAGCCGCAAGCTCCCCGACATGTGTCAGTTCTACGGCGTCACGCTGACGAACGCGCACAACAGCGCCGCCGACGCCGAGGCCGCCGGGCGGGTGATCGTCGCGCAGGCTCGACGACACGCCGTGAAGGTCGGGAGGCGCGACCTGCGCTCGCTCTGGGGCGCCCAGCGTGCCTGGCACCGGGCGTGGGCCGACAACTACGAGTCCTACGTGCGTCGCACCAAGGCCGAAGCGGGCGAGCCCGAAGCTGAGATCGCTGCCGTGCACATCAACCGCGAGTGGCCGCTGATCCCGTACGCCGAGAGCGAGGCCGCAGCATGACGATCATCGACGACCGCGCCATCGTCATCACCGAACCCGGCGTCTACGACATCCCCGCCGACGTCTACCACGCCGACCCCACCCCCAGCGGATCGCTCTCCTGCTCCGGTGCACGACTTCTGCTGCCGCCGAACTGCCCGGCCCTGTTCAAGCACCGCCTCGACAACCCCGCCCCGCCGAAACGCACCTTCGACCTCGGTCACGCCGCCCACAAACTCGTCCTCGGCACCGGCCCCGAGCTCGTCGTGGTCGACGCCAACGACTGGCGCACCAACGCCGCCAAGGCACAGCGTGACCAGGCGTACGAGGACGGCGCCGTACCGCTGCTCGTCCACGAGCACGACCAGGTCGAGGCGATGGCCGCCGCGCTCCGGCGACACCCCATCGCGGGCGCCATGTTCAACCCGGACGCCGGTCGCGCCGAGCAGTCGCTGTTCTGGTTCGACAAGCAGGCTGGTGTGTGGCGGCGAGCCCGCCTCGACTGGCTGCCGGACAACACCGCCGCCAGCGGACGCCTGATCATCCCGGACTACAAGACGACCGCACGCGGCGACCTGGAGTCGATCCGCCGCTCGATCAACAACTATGGCTACCACCAGCAGTCCGCTTGGTACCAGGACGCGGCCGTCGCGCTCGACCTCGCGCCGCAAGCCGCTTTCGCGTTCGTCTTCCAGGAGAAGACCGCGCCGTACCTCGTGACCGTTGTCGAGGTCGACGCGAATGCCCTCTACATCGGCCGCGAGCTCAACCGCAAAGCGCTCGACACCTACCGCCGCTGCTCCATCACAGGCCGCTGGCCGGGCTACGCCGACGACGACATCGCTCTCGTCGCCCTCCCGACTTACGCCGAAATCCAGCACGACCAGGCCGCCGCCCGCGGCGAATTCGACCTCACGGAGACCCAGTGAACAACGCCGTCGAACCCCGCCCGGCCCCCGCCGCCACGCGGATCAGCCAAGGCACCGCGATCGAGCAGTCCCGCGCGGCCGCCGAGGTCCACGCCGCCGTGCTGATCGCCCAACAGTGCCCGCGCGACGTGCCGAGCGCCGTGGCCTCGATGAAGCAGTCCTGCACGCAGATGGCGCTGGCCGAGCGCGCGTTCTACCGGTTCCCCCGCAGCGGCAGCACGGTGTCCGGACCGTCGATCTTCCTCGCCCGCGAGCTGGCCCGCTGCTGGGGCAACATCCAGTACGGCATCGCCGAACTCTCCCGCGACGACGAGCACGGCCAGTCCGAGATGCAGGCCTACGCGTGGGACGTGCAGACGAACTCCCGCAACGCCCACATCTTCATCGTGCCGCACAAGCGCGACACCAAGACCGGCGCCAAGGCGCTCGTCGACATGCGCGACATCTACGAGAACAACGCCAACCAAGGCGCCCGCCGCGTCCGTGAAGCGATCTTCGCGATCCTGCCGCCGTGGTTCGTCGAGCAGGCCAAGGAACTGTGCACGGCAACGCTGAAGGACGGCGGCGGCAAGCCGCTCGCACAACGGGTCGCCGAGGCCATCGCGAAGTACGGCGAGCTCGGCATCACCCAGGACCAGATGGAACGCAAGCTCGAACGCCCGGCAGCGAAATGGATCGAGCAGGACGTCGCCCAGCTGATCACGATCTACCAGTCGTTGCAGCAGGGCACCGTGACCAAGGAGGAGGAGTTCCCGCCAGTCCGGATCACCGCCGCTGAGATCGCGAGCGCGGACGGAGCCAAGGCGAGCACGACATGACCGCGGCCGCGCTGGTGCCGATGGGCGAGGTCACCCACTGCTGCGGCGATCACGCCGCGGGCCGCCACCGGATCTGCTGCGACCCCGCCGACTGCACGCCGTGCTGCCCAGAGTGCCCAACCTGCCCCCAGGTCCAGATGGCCGAAGCAGTCATGCCCGGCCTCGGCAAGTTCCTCGCCAGGGAGAACGCCCGGCAGCTCGCCAGCGCCCGTGACCGCGGTGTCAGCACGGCCGTCGGCGACGCGCTGCTGCAGTTCGAGCTCGGCCGGCCCGGTCGCATGGTGATCACCCCGCCGATCGGGCTGGTCCTCAACTGGTTCTACGACGTCCACCTCGCCACCGTGAAGGAGCCATTCTGATGAGCGTGGTCCTCGGCCTGGTCACCGCGCTGCTCCTCATCGCCGCGGCCTACCACCACGAAATGGCCGTCGCCGGCAACCCCGGCCGCCACCGCGAACAGCGGACACACCCCGGATGGGAAACCGACTACCGGCAGCTCGTCTCCCTCCGCCGCTAGCCCGCGGCCGGGCCCACTTCGCCACAGCCCGGCCGCACCCCAGCACCGCGCACCGCGCCCAACCACCCGAGGTGAAACGTGACCCGCACCCACCGCACAACGCGGGACACCCCTGCGCCCGAGGACACCCCACGCGGACCCATCGCCCGCGCCGACCCCCTCACCTCCACCGCCAGCCCCGCCATCCTCTCCGCCAGCACCGAATTCGTCGGCTGCCTGCTCAACCTCGACCCCGCCACGATCACCCCACTCCTCGAGCTCGTCCGCGACGAAGACCTCGACGGCCAAGTCGAACAACACGCCCTCACCCTCATCCGCGACCTCGTCAACCGGGGCGTCACCCCCACCTGCTCCACCGTGCTCGCCCACGCCCAAACCAAAGGCATCAACACCCCCAACCTCCAACTGCTCACCGACCGGCTCATCGACGCCCACTTCTACTCGGCCGTCCCGAACGCCGCGTGGCTCGCCGGAGTCGTCCTCGAGCAGGCATACCGACGCGCGGGAATCGAGTACGCCATCCGCATCACCCAGGCAGCCGAAGAACGCGGCCTCGCCGAGTTCGAGCAGGTACTCGCTGACCGCTCCGAACTCGGCGACCTCTGGCGCCGCCACCGCACAGCCACCACCGGCGCCACCACCCCCACCGTCACCGACACCTCCCGGTCCGGTGTCGCATGACGCACCTCACGCCGGTGCCCACGCCCAAACCCGACGAGACAGATCGGCCACGCGTCGTGATCAGTGATCGGGACCTCCACGAACTCGAAGTCGAACTCACCAAGCACATCCGCGAACGAAACGACTGCAACGGCGACCCGTACGTCTACATCCGCAACGGCAAGCTCGTCGAGGTAGACGTCGGCCGCGATGGCGAAGCACCGTCCATCCGGGACATGACCGCGTCGGCGTTCCGGTCCCGTGTCGTCGCCATGGTCGAGACCGTGAAGCTTGACGCGAAGAAGGGCTACGCGGTGATGGCGGCGAAGCCCTCACTCGACGACCTGTCCGGCCTCTACGACCGCGCACACGCCCTCGGCGTCCCCCGCCTCAAGCAGGTCACCATGTGCCCGACGTTCGACAGCGACGGCGAATACCACGACCGTCCCGGCTACATCCCCCAAACCAGCACCTACTACGCCCCCGAAGCCGGCCTCTACCTCCCGCCAGTACCCGAGAACCCCACCGACGACGACGTCCAGGCCGCGCTGCAGCTGCTACGCGACGACCTCATCGGCGACTTCCTGTTCACCAACCCCGAAGGCGACATCCCCGCCGTCCTCGGATTGATGCTCACCCCCATGGTCACCGAGCTCATCAACGGGCCCCGCCCCCTCTACGCCTTCGACGCCCCCAGCGCCGGATCCGGCAAAACCAAACTCGCCCGCATGGCCACCGGTCACGCCATCGGCGACGCCACCCTCCCCGCCGCACCCACCAACGCCGACGAATGGGCCAAATCGTTGGTGTCCCAAGCCCGCAAGGGCCGCGCCGTCATGATCTACGACAACGTCAACGACGTCGTCGACAGCGGCACCTTCGCCGGCGCCGTCACCGCCTACCCCGCCTGGGAAGCCCGCATCCTCGGCGTCAGCGAAAACGCCGAACTCGAATCCCCCGCCGCCTGGGTCATCACCGGCAACGGCATGGCCATGTCCGCCGAAATGTCCCGCCGCTCAATGATCATCCGCATCGAACCGCACCCCCGCGACTTCACCGGCTGGCGCCACAAAGACCTCGACCGGTGGGCCACCCAGAACCGCGGCAACATCCAAGCCGCCCTCGCCACCCTCGTCCAAGCCTGGATCGCCGCCGGCATGCCCGACGGCCAAGCCGTCCTGCCCTCGTTCGAAGCCTGGTGCCGAGTGATCGACGGCATCCTCCGCAACGCCGGCGTCGAAGGCCTCATGCACGGCCGCGACGAGCAGCTCGACGAGGTCGACGAGGAGAGCGCGCAGTGGGCGCAGTTCGCGCGGGCGTTCCTGGTACTCGATGACATCGGCAAGATCAAGGCGGAGGGTGCGACCGCGAGCGAGCTGATCAAGGCGCTGCGGGAGGAGCACGGCTCGAGCATCGCCGAGCTGCCGCTGGGCATCGACCACTTCACGTCGTCGGGCAGCCTCGGCAAGCGGCTAGGCGGTAAGCGTGGCGCAGTGATCGGCACGAACGACGAGGACCAGGCACTGAAGTTGATGCGCAAGAAGGACCGGACGGGCATCTGGCGCTACCGCGTCGTGTCCGTAACGGCCAGCTGATGTCCGATAGCGGACCTCGTTCTGTCTGACTCGTGCACGATCAGTCCGTTGCGCTCACTCTTTTGGAGGACCAGGTGTACCGAAACATTGAGCCGATGAAACGGGCGGAGTTGCTTGCGCTGCCTGAGGTCATCGACATCCGTACCGCTGCGCAGGCTCTCGGAATCGGCCAGACCAAGGCCTACGAGATGGCCCGCACCGAGACTTTCCCGGTCAAGGTACTTCGCGTCGGCAACAGATACCGCATCGTCACCGAGAACCTCCTGAAGCTGCTTGAAGTTGAGTCAGATGAGCCGACGCAGGAACAGGCCAGCACCGTCTGCTCCTGCGCCTCGCCACACCTGACCGATGACCAACTACGCGCGCTACCGCCCCTCATGTCACTTGAAGACGTAGCGCCAATCCTGGACCTCGCTAAATCGACCGCATACGCGCTGGCCAAGACAGGCGATCTTCCGGTAGCCACTGTGCAGGTCGGCGCGCGCATGAAAATCCGCCGCTGCGACCTCCTGGAATTCCTTGGCATCCCGCAACAATCGCCCCCAAGGGAGGCAAGCAAGTGAGCAGCCCCACGCTTGACGAGATCCGCTCCTGGCCCGCCGTTGTTGGGCTCGTTCAGGCGGCGGCCGCGCTCAGCATCGGCAGGACGAAGGCGCACGAGATGGCGCGCGCTGGCACGTTCCCGATCTGGCTGCTGCGCCTCGGCACGCGCTACCGGGTGTCCACGGCGGACATTCTGACCTTCCTGGGAGCCGACGATGATCGGCCCTGACAACCGCGCCGCTGAAATCATCGGCGGCCCGCTCGACGGCCAAGTGCGCCATCGGGGACGCGCGAAATTTCCAAGCTACCTGGACGACGACGGCGCCACGCTGGCGGTCAGCAAGGGGCACAGGGAAGCGGCCCGTTCAAGCCGCTCGCGCTACTACTTTCTCGATGTCGCAATGCCTGACGAATCGCACCAGTTCGCTCGGCACGTCTACGTTCACGGCACGGCATGGGCAACGTGGAGGCCACGGCGACGCTCCGTGGGAACCTGACCAGGGAGGCAACGACGATGGACACGAGCGCCCTGCAGCACGTCCTGGATGCGATCACCGCCGTCACGGCAGACGTGTGCGGCTGGTGCAACACGGTGCTTCCAGCCGACGCACCGTCCCTGGACTACTGCTCCGAGGAACATCAGGGCCGCTGGCTCGCCCATCAGGCCGACGTCGAACCGGTGCCCATCAGCCAGGTGTTCGACGAGCTCGTCGCTGACCTCCTCGCGCGACTGCCCTCGCCGCCCATGCTGTTCACCAGCACGACGCCGGACAGTGTCTCCCTCCGCTACAGGTACATGCTCGAACGGCGGCTGTCCTACGGAGTTGGCCTGGGCATCAACAACCAGAGCGCACTCCTCCGAGACATCAACATCGCCTGAGAACCACCCACCGGGCGCCCGGTCAGCACCAGCTGCCGGGCGCTCCGTCATGCGGGCATGCGCGCAGGTCGCACCTCACCGACCGCCTACGAAGCGCCCACAGCCCGCGCCGCAGGGACTCCCTGCAGGGAATGCAGGGATTGCCGCCAGCCCCGCCACCAGCACCTGCAGGGCACGCAGGGAGTCCTGCAGGGATTCACGCAGGGGATAGCCACAACCCCCGCACCACCCCTGACCAGGCAATTGCAGGGGATGCAGGGGATGCAGGGATTCAAACCGAACCGCTGCGCGCACACGGGCGCGCACATGCGCACACCACGCGTAAGGGTCAAAAACAACCCCTGCAAACCCAGCAACCCCTGCAAACCCCAGGTCAAAGGCCCAATCCACCCCAACCACAACCCCTGCATTCCACGACCCCAACCCCTGCAACCCCAGCACCAACCCCTGCACACCCCCAGCAGACCGCAGACCGGTCGCTGTAGGCGCTCACGCAATATGGGCAGGGCGGGTTGCGTGGCGGGTGGACGGTGTTCGAGCAGGTCACTGGGGCGGCGGACTGCGACACGAAAGGGTCACGCCCTCTTGTCTGTAGGCGTTTTGTAGGCGTACTGTAGGCGCTACACCGCCCGCTGAACCTACGGAGACCTCGATGACCACGACGACCACGAAGCCCCGCACCACGGTCGTCGACAACCCCGCCTACGCCTGGCGCAACCTGGACGACAAGGCCCAGAAGCGCTTCTACAGCCAGCTGGACGCGGACTTCGTGCACGACAACCGCGCGGCACTCGACGCCGCGGCCACCGAGCTCTTCGGCCCGGTCCTGATCGCGGTGTGGATGGAGCACGGCTACCAGGTTGTGTTCGGCCCGGACGGCCTGCCGATGCAGCGCCGCCCGAGAGGCTTCCCCTGGTACGAGGTGTGGGACGAAGCCGCCGCGCGTCTCGACCCGCACGCCGTGGTCATCAAGGCCCGCCTGGACGACGAGCTGCTCCGCTACGCCGCCGCCCACCCCCGCACCGAACACCTCGCGCACCACAGCAAGGCGCTGCGCCAGCACACCGACCAGCTGCGCGCCGAACTGCGCGACCGCGTCGACCAGCTCCCCGCCCGCAGCCCCCAGGCGGAGCAGCAGCGCGAGGGCTGGCGCGCTGCGGTCGACACCGCCTGGACCCGCGCCCAGCTCGAGCAGCTCGACACCGAGATCCCCGCCTGAACATCCCGCCGCACGCGGAGAGGAGCACATCCATGGACTGGCGTCACCGCGCGATTTGCCGCGACGAGGACCCCGAACTGTTCTTTCCCACCGGCGAAGAGCACTGCACCGGCAGACCGCCGACCGGCCCGGTCGCCGCTCAGAACGACGAGGCAAAGGCCGTGTGCCTCCGTTGCCCAGTCGTCTCCGACTGTCTCGCCTGGGCCGTTGACGAGGGCCTGCCGTTTGGCGTCGCGGGCGGCATGACCGCCGACGAGCGCCGCGCCCTCCGCCCCCACCGGCCGCGCGCCAAGCGCACCACTCCGGTTCGTGGCCGTCCCCGCCGCCGCGCCTCCTGAGCACGGTGCCGTACTGCCTGTGCTTCCCCACCGGGCAGTACGGCGCCACCCACTTCGATCAACCGCCCGCCGCACCACCGCAAGGAGCAGCCCCCGTGTCGCACATCGAGCCCGCCACCGCCGACCTCTCCGCCGTCCAGCTCGACGACCTCCTCCTGGACCAGCTCGGCTCCGCCACGCCCATGGTCACCGACGAACTGGGAGCGCTGGCCCTCGCGTGGCGCCAAGAGATCGATGCCGCGCCGATGCCAGGCCTGTTCGACCTGAGCGCCCTGCGCCTCGTGGACGTGCCCGGCCTGGACAAGGGCCTGATCAACCGAGCCAACGCGTTGCAGTGGAACCGCGACCTCATCAACACCGCCATCACCCGCGAGATCGAAGCACCCGCCCGACGGATCATCCGCGAGGACAGCTCCGGCTACGTGATCGAGTGGGCTTTCGTCGCCCCATCCGCGTGCAAGTGGTGCGACCTCGAGGAACGCGGCCACAGCCGCCGCTTCGCCTGGCTCGTCGGCGACCACGAGTACACCGCCCCGTCCAACCGGATGCGCCTGGCCCGCATGCAGGGCCGCCGTGCAGCCCGCCTCGAAGCCGCTGGCGCGTTGTGACCGCCGACGTCCCGACACAACCCAGCCGCCAGGACAAGGACATCGACACCGTCCGCACCCTCATCCGTGCCGGCGTCCTCGGCCCCTGCCACCGCCGCTGGCGCGAAATGAAGAAAGCCGCCCGCCGCCTCGGCTGCCGCCCCGAAGACGCCATCTGGCGCGTCCGCCACGGCATCTGGTCCGACCAGCCCGCCCACCTGACCGCCGCAGACTTCATCCGAGAGGCCACCCGATGAGCTACCCGAACCTGGCCCGCCTCGCCCAGCGGGACACCGCCACGTTGACAGCCCGCGAGTTCCAGGTGGCGCTGATCTACCGCGACGCGGAGACCACGCCCGTCACCGAGTTGGACAAGGCGCAGCAGACGACCCGCCTCGGCCACAACGTCCCCGCGCTGCTCGCCTACATCGACGAGCTCCACAGCGAGATCAACGACCTGAAGGCGGGCACCCGATGAACGCCGCCCAGGTCTTCCACGCCGACCTCGACACCCCCAGTCAGCTGGTCGTGTTCTTCGCCGCCGCAGCCGTGACCGCTGTGCTGCTGTCCTTCTGGTCCACGCTGACCCGCGCGATCACCAGGCTCGCCAGGGGGCAGCGATGAACGGCCACCCCGCCCGCCCCGGCGACGTCGTCGAGGTACACCACGGCGTCCGCGTCGACAACGGCCACGACCTCTCCGGCATGCGCCTCACCGTCCAGTCCACCGCCCAATCCCGCCGCACCAGCGCGATCGCCATCCAGGTCGACCCCGCGAACGAGGACAAGCTCGCACTCACCGAGTGGACCGGCTGCCCGCCCGTGTGGATCCACGAGTCCGATGTGGACGTCATCGCCCACGTGGGGGTGGCGTGATGCGCACCCTGACCCGCCTCACCATCGTCACCGCCGCCTTCCTCGCACTCCCGGCCGCTGTCGTCCTCTTCGGCCCGTCCTTCGAACTGTCCCTGGCCGAGACCGTGATCTTCACGATCCTCACCGTCCCGGCGTCCGGGGTGCTCACAGTCTGCGTCGCAGCCTCGTTCCACCGCGCCGACCAGACGATCACTGCCGCCCGACGCATCCAAGCCGGTCACACCCCGCCCACTGACACCGGAGAAACCCGATGACCACGATCGCCGCCGACCTGCTCGCCGCCACCGAACACCTGAACACGCTCCTCACCCGCCACCCCAACACCCTCGGCACGATCGTCAACGCCAGCACCCAGACCACCCGCGGTGGTCGACCGGTCGTGAAGGTCCAGGTCGAATCCTTCTCCACCGCCAACCGCGAAACCGCCGCAGCCCTCCTCGCCTGGTTCTACCTCCTCGACAACGCCACCGTGTGCGCCTACGAGTACTCGTCCGGCCAGAACATCGAGGTGAGAGGCGAGCTCGACGGCATCGCATACGCGGCCTACACGGGGATCTTCGACCGCGGCGTGCGGGCCTACGTCCACAAGTGCATCGAGGACTACGCCGCCGACGACGGCCTGGTGCCGGTGTCTATGCTGCGCCGCCTCCAGGTCGGCGACGTGCCCGCGGTCGAGGCGGTTTCGGCGTGACCACCTCGGGCCCGGCGAACGCAGCCTTCCCCCACGCGCCCATCAACGAGGCCCCGCTGGGCTTGGGCTTCGGCGACGGCGTCCGGATCGCAGCCCTGCACGAGCCGTTGGCCGGCATCGAACTCGGCGCCTACGACGAACGCATCCTCCGCTGGCTCGCCGAGATCGGCGACACCCCGACCGTGATGACGATCGTGTCGCTGCTGCACCGCGCCCGCGCCGCCCAGCCCGTCCCGTCCGCCGACACCGAGGAGCCGAAGCCATGACCGCCCCAGGTCTGTTGGTGACCGCCGAGCTCCTGCAGGAATCGATCGACACGTTGGAGCGCGTCGGCTGCCAGTGGCGTTTCTGCGACGGCCCGACGCTCGCTCCCGTGCCGATGGTCACGTGCTTCGCGTGCGAGACGCTCGCCAAGCTGCGAGTCGCGGCCGGGCGAAAGCCGCGACATGACGACGAGTTGACGTGTACAGAGCGGCTCCAGGACGAGCGCGAGCGGTACATGCAGCGATGCGTCGGTGGTGCGCGATGACCGCCCCGGACGTGGACCCGTTGGTGTGCATCAACGCCCGCATGGTCGGCGAGAAGTCGGAGTGTGGATTCCCCGAGTCTTCGCACTGCCCCGGCTGCCGCATGTGCCCCGGCCTCGGCAACTGCACGTGCACCGACACGCTCCTGCTCCCCGAAGCCCTCGACGCGTTCGCCCGCCACGCCGGCGCCACCTCCTGGTCCGCGTTCAACGACGTCGTCTCCCACAACACCGCCGACACCTACCGCGCCGCCATCGCCGCGGCGATCGCCCCGCTGCAGGACGAGATCCGCCGCCTCACCACCGCCAAGGAGAACTGACCCGTGTCCCACTTCACCGTGACCGTCGCGCTTCCGGCCGACACGACCGACATCAGCGAGGCGATTACCCGTCTCCTGAAGCCCTTCGACGAGAACCTCGATGTCGAGGAGCACACCGACGAGGACGGCGACACCTACTGGCGCAACCCCGACGCCAAGTGGGACTACTGGGTGATCGGCGGACGCTGGCGCGGCTACTTCATCCCCGCTGACGGCGTGGAGATCCCCGACCCGCAGTCCGACCAGGACGAGATCGAGGGCCTGCCCGAGGTGCTGCGCACCGAGTACCGCTCACACTTCTCCTTCGGCCTGCTGGGGCGCGATGAAGCCGACGACGCGAAGCCTGGACGGGTGGATGGCGGTCGTATCCGCTCACTCGACTTGAAGGCGTTGCGTGAGCGCAAGGCGCGCGAGGCAGAGGAGGCGTGGAACGAGTACGCCATGGCCATCGACGGCACTCCGCAGCACCAGCCGTGGAAGATCTTCTACGAGCGTGTCCAGCAGTCCGAGGCCGCCGCGCCGAAGCCGTGGAAGCAGCTGTGCGACGAGGCGTACGAGCGTGCCCGCCAGTCGCACGGCTTCACCTCGGAGGAGCAGTTCGACGAGTGGCTGAAGACCGTCGACGACGACTCCGAGAAGCGCGCCCAGTGCGACGCGTACAACGTGACCAGCCGTACCGAGATGGACAAGGCCCGCGCCGAGTGGGAGTCCAGCCAGGCGTACCCGATCAGCAAGGCCCGCAACGACTACGCGAACCAGCCGCGCATCAAGGCCCTGCGTGAGCACGAGACCTACCAGCAGTGGTTCGACGGCCCGGAAACCACCTTCGACCACCTCACCCGCGACGAGTACGTCGAGCAGCAGCGCCAGCGCGCGGTCCCCGGCTACGCCACCGTCACGCACACCGGCCAGTGGCTCGCACCCGGTCGCATGGGCTGGTTCGGCATGTCCGACGACAACGAGGACTCCTACCTCGCCTACGTCCGCGACGCCAACGCCTACATCGACTCCCTGCCGCAGGACGCGTACCTCGTCGTCCTCGACTGCCACATCTGAGGGGACACGGTGACTGACCGCGAACGCGCCGTCGACTACATCGCCATCTTCATCAACGCGGGCGCCTGCTGGGAGTTCTACGCCCCGCTCGACGCCGTCAAGACCGCCACGGGCATCCGCCTCGGCAGCGTCGAGATCTGTCCCGATCCGGACCAGCCAGGCGTCTGGCTGCTCAAGGACGGCGAGAGGACCACCCGCTACCGCAAGGCCGAGCCCGCTGAGGTGACCTCGTGAGCACGGCTGACGTCAGCATCCCGCGCGAAGCCGTCGACGCTGGAGCCCGCGCGATCATGCGGTCCGCATACGCAGGCGACGACAGCCAGTGGGACAAGCTGCTGCCGACCCAGCAGCACATCGTCCGCGAACGTGCGATGGAAGTGCTCAACGCCGCCGCACCACTGATCGTGGCCGCCGAACTCGACCGGGCGAAGACCGAACTGGAACGCCTCGCCGCCGCGCGAGACGCCATCGCTGGCGACGACGACGAGCCGGACGAGGACAACGAGTGCACCGACGAGTGCCACACCGCCGGCGCGCTCGCCACCTACGCGCGCGTGATCTCCCGACTGTCCAGTCGGTCACGAGAGCTGCGAGCACAGTCGTGACCGCGCCCGAGCCGTACTTCGCCGACGAGCACGTCCAGCTCTACTTGGGCGACATGCGCGAGCTCCTGCCTCAGCTCGCCGTAGAGGCGGACGCGTGCGTCACTGATCCACCCTATGGCGAAACCTCCCTGGCCTGGGACCGCTGGCCAGACGGTTGGCCCGCGCTCGTTGCCCAGCACACCAACAGCATGTGGTGCTTCGGGTCCATGCGCATGTTCCTCGATCAGCGCGACGAGTTCTCGGGCTGGAAGCTCGCGCAGGACTACGTCGGCGAGCACGTGGTCGACACGACGATCTGGGAGAAGAACGCGACTAGCGGCCCCAACAAGGGGGACCGTTTCAGTCGGGTGCACGAGATCGCCACTCAGTGGTACCGGGGCGCGTGGCGAGACATCTACCACGAGACACCACGAGTTCCGTCAACAGCGGAGCGTGTGAACCCGATCGGATTTGTGGGCAACAGGAAGCCGAACAGTGTGGCGCATCGGGGCGCTTACACCGAGCACACCGCGTTCATCAACGACGGCCTGGTCTACGTGAGGTCGGTGTTGAGGGCGAAGAATATTCGGCGTCGTGCCTGCTGGACTCATCCGACCGAAAAGCCTGCGGAGATCATCGCTCCGCTCATTGAATCCAGCGTGCCGCCTGGCGGGCTGGTACTCGACCCGTTCGCCGGGTCCGGCTCAACGCTGCTGACCGCCCGCCAGCTCGGCCGCCGCGCGATCGGCATCGAGGCGTCCGAGGAGTACTGCGAGCGTGCCGCGAAGCGCCTGTCCGAGGTGGACCTGTTCACCGGGAGTGCGTCGTGACCGCGCCCGAGGTGCACGACGAGGACCGCGACCGCCGCGGCGAACCCGTCACCGCAGCCGGCCTCCCGCTCACGTTCGTCGAGCAGACCGACCAGTGGGTCGAGCTCACCCCGCCCGACAGCCAGGTCGGGTTCACCGTCCACGAAAGCGAGATCCGCCCGTGAGCGTCACCTTTACGGACATTTTTTGTGGAGCGGGCGGCTCGTCCACCGGTCTCGTCAACGCAGGTTTCGAGCTCAAGCTCGCCGCGAACCACTGGCAGCGCGCCATCGAAACCCACTCCGCGAACCACCCCAACGCCGAGCACCTGTGCGCGGACGTCAACAACTACGACTTCCGCAAGCTGCCCCGCACCGACGTCCTGTGGGCGTCGCCGATCTGCACCGAGATCAGCCCCGCCGGTGGCCGCCGGCGCACCAAAGGTCAACTGTCGCTCCTCGACGAGGGACCGATCGCGAACGAGGCCTGGGAACGCACCAGAGCCACCGCCTACGACGTCATCCGCGCGACCGAGGTGCACCGCTACAAGGCGGTGCTGTGCGAGAACGTCGTCGAGTTCGTCACCGACTGGGAGCTGTTCAACTGGTGGCGCAGCGGCATGGAGCTGCTGGGATACAACTCGCAGGTCGTGTCCATGTCCACCGCGCACGTCGGCGGCGACGGCATCGACTACGCGCCGCAGTGGCGGGACCGCATCTACATCGTGTTCACCCGCAAGGACATTCGGGAGCCTGATCTGGCGTTGCGCCCGTGGGCGTGGTGCCAGGAATGCGGCGACAACGTCCGCGCGGTGCAGTCGTGGCGCAACGGCCGCAAGGTCGGCAAGTACGGCCAGCAGTACGACTACCGCTGCCCCAACACGTCGTGCCGTCACGCCCTGGTCGAGCCGTACACCCGGCCCGCTGCGGACATCATCGACTGGTCCGACGTCGGCCAGCGCATCGGCGACCGGAAGAAGCCGCTCGCGGAGGCGACGATCCGCCGGATCGAGGCAGGGCTGCGGAAGTTCCCGGACCTGCGCTCGGTCATCACCGTGAACCAGGGCGTGCACGATGGCCGCGCCTACCCCGCGGACGCCCGCCCGCTCGCCACCCGCACCATCAAGATCGGTGACGGGCTGCTCGTGCCCGCCGGCGGCACGTGGAACGACACCGCGACCAGCCTCGCCGACCCGATGCGCACCCGCCTGGTCCGCGACAACGAAGCCGTGGTCACCGAGCCGTTCGTCGTGGAGTTCCGTCGCAACGCGGACGCCTCCCCGATCCACGACCCGCTCGCCACGGTCACCGCACAGGGCGGCCACCACGGTGTAGTCGTGCCCGAGGGCGCGTTCTACGTGAAGAACTACGGCGGCTACCTCGACCCCAAGAGGGCGACCAAGCCCATCACCACGCCGCTGAGCACCGTGACGGCCAGCAACTCGCACTCGCTCGTGATTCCATACCGCAACGCCGCGCCGAAGACCACGCGCGAACCGTTCCTCACCATGGCCACGAAGGACTCCGCGGCACTCGTGCAGCCCGCGGTGTCGGTGGAGGACTGCAACTTCCGCATGGTGCAGCCGGCCGAGCAGTTCGGCGCACAGGGCTTCCCCGTCAGCTACATCCGCAAGGGCAACAAGGGCGAGCAGACGATGCAGGCGGGCAACGCGGTGTCGGTGAACGCCGCCCAGTGGATCGCCATGCGTATCGCCAGCGTGCTCGACACCGCCGCCTGACCCCAACCGTCCACGGAGGACACCGCCATGACCGACTTGCCCGAACTCGAAGGAACCGTGCGCAGCGGGGCGATCATCGTGCCAAACGAGGGCCACGAGCGCGTCGAATACGCGGTCGAGTGGACGTTCCCCGCGGGCCACCGCACCTACACGCTCGGCTCGTTCAGCCGTGCCGCGTGCGAGGAACGCATCGCCAACCAGGATCGGCCTGGGGTGGTGGGCACGCTGGTGCAGTGCACGGTCTCCAGGTCGCGGTGGGAGCCGGTTCTGCCGGACGGCGTGCTGCGCCTGGACCAGCTCGACGTGTCTGCCACCTACAACGGCATCAAGATCGTGGAGATGGGTGAGGGCATCTGCGAGGGCTACACGCTCGCGGTCTTCACCGTCAATCCGAAGCTGGCTCAGGCTGCGGCGCGCGCCTACCTGGCGGCCGAGGAATACAGGCGGGACGTCGAGTTCCGCTGGCCGGACAGCCCGGTGCGGTGGTGGGTGGTGTTCGACAACTGCGGTTGCGGCGCCACCTGCCCGCACACGCCCGAAGACGAGGACGACGACCCTGAGCATGACTGCGCCCGCTTCGGGTTGCCGCCGTGCTTGGAGCAGTTGGGCTGGCTCGGTCAGACGGTCGACGAGGGCACACCGGGTGCGTTGCCGGTGGTCGAGTTCGAGGTGACCGGTCTGGCGGTGGCCATGCCTTCGCACTATCGGATCGCTGAGGCCATCTTCGACTCGCTCGATGCCACCCAGCGGGCGCGAGAGGTCGTGCCCGTCCACACGAAGCTGGATGCAGACGTGGTGGCCGATGCGGTGCTGGCGCTCGTTACCCCGGAGTTGGAGCGGCTGGGGCGGGAGAACGCTGTTCAGGCGGCACTGATCGAGGCACAGCACCAGGAGCTGCTTGCTGCCAAGCGGGAGGTGTCGTGAGCACCGTGTCGCGCCGTGAGACGACCATCCGCCGTTTCGAGCAGGTCGTGCCCGCACGTGAGCCGTGGGGCGCGGACTGGACTGAGGTGATGAAGGCGATCAGCGCGGCCGTGCAGGAGATGAAGGAGAAGGCGATCTTGCCGGGTGACATGGAGCCCGCCGACGACCAACTGCGGATGCGCGTCGAGGACGAGGCGATCGTCGTCTACTACGAGAAGGTCGAGGTGACCCAGTGAGCCTCGCGGAGAACCTGCTCGCAGCGCGCACCAGCGGCGGGCTTAGCCAGCAGAAGGTCGCCGACGCCATCGGCATCACACGTTCCGGCGTGTCCGATGTCGAGCGCGGCCTGCGCGACGTGTCCGCGGCCGAGCTCAAGGCGTTCGCTGATCTGTACGGCCAGTCGATGGACGCGTTGATGGGCGGCGTTCCAACTGACCCGGCGCCAGATCTGGCAACGCTGCTGCGGGACACGCTGGCCAGGCTGGAGATCACCCAGGCTGAGCTCGCCCGACGTTCGGGGTTCTCGGTGAAGCACATCAACCAGTTGGCGCAGGGGCTGGCGCACATCACCGCTGCGAGCGCGCTGCGGTTGGAGCGGGCGACCGATGTGCCCGCGGCTGAGTGGCATCGCGCCGGGGCGGCGTTGCAGGACAGCCAACTGCGGCGCCGTCCGCACGTCTGGTGGTCGCCCCGGCTCGGTGTGCTGGAGGAGCTGCTGGGTGGAACCGGGGTGGACGTGCTGCGGGTCGTCACCAACACCGTGCTGGACGAGCTGCCCGACGACGCGGTGGCACTGCTGCCTGCCAACGAAAAGAGGAAGCGATGAGCGAGCCGACGTTGTGCAACTGCGGGCCGTGCCAGCGGGAAGCAGCCGCGCGCAACGCTCCGATCCCGTACCTGTGTCGCACTGTCGCTGAGGCGATCTTCGACGCGTTGGACGAGTCGCAACGTGCCCGCGAGGTGCTGCCCATCCACACGAAGGCTGACGTGGACGCCGCCGCTCGGGCCGTGCTGGCTGTCGTCACACCCGAACTGGAACGACGAGATGCAGAGATCGGGCGGCTGAACGATGTGCGGCTGAACTCGCGCGTCCAGTGGCGTGCGGACCTCGACGAGATCGCCGATGCGCTCGGCCTGGAGAAGGACCTGCCGACAGCCCGGATCGTGCACTGGGCGAAGGACACCGCTGCCGAACGGGACTCGCTCCGCGCCGACATGGGCATCCGTCACGGCGCGCTGAACGGAGTGCTCGGTCGTTCCGGTAACCCGTCGCCATCCGACTACTACGAGGCGATCGACCAAGTCGCTGACTTGGTCAACGCAGCCCGAAGGCTCGCGCGACGCGGCTCGGAGTCGGTACCCGCCACCCCGGGGCCGGTCCGCGATCGACTGTCGGTCGTCGCCCACCCCGGCCTGGACTTCCCTGACTGCCTCACTGATTACGCCCAAGGCCAGGTGTCCGCGTACGAGCGGGCGATCGAGGAGTGCGAGGGCTGGGCACACCATCTGGATCGTGCGTACGCGGCGCCGTACCTCGATGTGGCGCGGTGGCTGGAAGGGCGGGTCGGGTGGTTCCGGGAGCGTGCAGCCCAGGCGCAGTCCGGCGTGGACCTCGCAGTGGCGGAGGCGGCCCCGCGCGCTGAGTTCGCTCCAGGCGCCGTCGTGAAGTGGACCGGTGACACCGGCTGGTTCGTGGGCCGGATCATCGGCCCGACGTCTGCCGACACCCTCAGGTCTGCAGGACTGAGCTTCCCTGGCGAGAAGGTGTGGGACGCCGAGGTGACCGACCTCGGCACGTTCTATGCGGGCAAGGACCACCAACTGGGCGCGACCGTGCACCTGACCGAGGAGCGCATCGAGTTCGCCCAGGACGACGAGCCGCTGTCGGAGGAGTTCCTCACGCTGGCGCGCAAGGCCCACGCCGAGATCGAAGGCCACCTCGCGGAGAACCCCGTGCCGTCGCCGGCTGCTTCTGCTGATACCACACCGGCCCGCGACGACGAGTGTGGCGCGCTGGAGGGCATGACCGGTATCGAGTGCGACCGCTACCCCGGCCATCAGGACTGGCACTCGGGCAAGCACACGCCGCGCACGGACGGCACCGAGTCGGTTGGCTACCCGGTCCACATCCAGTGGCCGCGCATGGACTACGACCGGTGCGCGCCCGCGTCGAGCACGTTCCGCGAGGGCGACCGCGAGCCGCAGCCCGATGTCCGATTCGTGCGCGGCTCGCGGTCCGGGCGGACGTACGAGCGGCGCAGCGACGGCTACGGCGGGCACTGGGACTACCAGAACGGAGACGGGATCTCCTGGCGCGTCTGGGAAGCCCTGCTGCGCGAAGAGCGGTCGGTCCAGGTGCTCCCCAACACCGAACACGAAAGGCCCGTCGACTGATGATGCAACTCGACGACGACGCGATCCTCGCGTGCGCCGATCTCGTCGGCCGCACAGGAGCGACGGACTTCCAGATCGGCTACCTCCACGACGACGTCCCTGCGGACCAGGCGGGCTGGTACGCCCACGCCCAGTACCGCGGGGCCCGGATCGGTGTTGAGGACAAGCCGGGCCCGGTCGAAGCGGCAGATGCCCTGTGCCGCCGACTTCTCACTGGGGCCCAGTGCTTCCACTGCAAGAAGCTGGTCGCCATCTCCGACTTCGGCGCTGTGGCTTACAACTCGCATCTGACCGACGGCACGTTCTGGTCGGCGCAGGCAGCCGCGAAGGCAGGGCAATGCCGTTGGCGCCGCGAAGGTCCGAAGTGGGTGCGCGGCTGTGAGTCGTCCCCGTCTCCCTCGCAGGAAGGCGGAACCGATGGCTGAGTCTCTCCAGCGCTACTGCCTGTGTGGCGCGACCGCATCAGCCGCGTCCACTCCGCCCGCGTTGGCTGAGGGCGTCATCCGGGAGTGGCAGCGCCTGCACTCAGGCGAAGGCTGCGGGCCTGCTACCCGCCAGCAGGCCGCAATGGCGCGCAGGCGTGAAGAGCGCGCGCTCGCAAGGGAAGGCGGAACTGATGGGTGAGCCGAACGTCAACATCAACCGCATCGAGTACGGCGTTCGAACCTCGTTCGGGGGCGGCAGTCACGTCACGGCGTATGGCACGGATCGGGCTGCTGCGGAACGGGAGGCGAAGCGGCCCGTCTGCGCGGGACAGACCCGCGTGCTGGTGAAGCGTGCGGTCGCGGTGAGCAAGTGGTTGGACAAGCGGCCTACTGCAGCTGACTGGGCCGAGGACCTGCCGGAGCGGCTCGTGCGCACCGCCGAACTGGCACTGATCGACCATACGCCGGGCGACGAGCACACCAATCCTGCTGCACGGAAGGTTGTCGCGGCTGTGCTGCGTGCGCTTACCCGCGCTGACTGCCCGAAGACGCTGACCGCGATCGACATCAGGATCTGGGCCAACGATGCCGAGCGTCTCCCGCCCTCTTCCGCTGTAGACGAAGGGAGGTAGGTCATGCCGTTGTCGAAAGCGTGCCAGCGCAGGTGTTCTGGCGCGGCCCGGTACCACGTGTACGCGGGCGAGACGCGGACATCGTGCTGCGGCCGGCATCTCACCAGAACGGTCGACATGGTCATCAAGCTGGAGCGGGAGGCGGGACGGCCGGTGCGGTCGGTTGTTGTCGCCCAGGTTCTCGGAGGAGGTGGGGACGTTGTCTGAGCCGAAGCCCGACACCGGCGTGTGCCTCATCTGCCAAGAGGACGTGCCGAGCGAGGAACTCGTGGACCACATCAGGGTGATGCATCCCGACCTGTACGGAGACGGCCCGATGCTCTGGCCGGACGGGAAGCGTGTGGTGATCGACGAGTCCGAGCTCGACGAGATGCTGGAGGGCGGTGGGAACGGTGGCAGCTGACACCACACCCCCAGCGGTCCGGTTGCTCGCCGAGCGGTTGTGGAAGGACTACGACAGCCAGTACAGCGCGAGCCACCTCACGTGGGTCGACTTCGAGGGTGAGGCGCGCGGTCATCTTGACGCCCTCGCGGAGGCCGGCCTGCTCGTCGCCCCGGCGAAGACCGGGACGCTCGGGCTGAAGGCGATCGCCGAGCACCTCGCCCGGGCTGCTGACGATGCGGGCCGGATCGAACACCACCAGGCACTCCACTCCCTCGCGGACGAGGTGCTAGCGGTCCACCGAGAGCAGGAGGCCGACAGTGGCTGAGGAAGTCTGCGAGCTGACCGAGCTGGTGCCCAGCCAGTGCGGATGCCGACGCCACCGCGGCGGCCGAACTCCGCAGGAAGAAGTGGACGACGAGCGGCGGCAGGTGCGCGCTCGCCTGTTGGGTCGCCTCGGCGTACCAGGCTGGTTCGCGGCGCAGTATGCCGGAACGTGCAGCACATGCGACGAGCGGTTCCAGGTGGGCGCAGCGATCCGGTTGCGTGGCAAGTTCGACCGGCCCGCGGTGAACGACTCGGACTGGATCGCCGAATGCTGTGCAGAGGAGACCTCATGGCGACCGTGATCGGCCTCGACCTGTCGTTGACCGGCACCGGCATCTGCTACCCCGACGGCTCGACCCTCACCGTCAAGACCCGGCAGGACGACGGCGACGCCCGCCTCCTGCAGATCGCCGAAGCCGTCGGCATCGTCCTCGGCTCATGGGATGTGGACCTGGCGGTGATCGAGGACCTGCCCACCCACGCGTACGCAGCCGGCATCACGGGCATGGTGCACGGTGTCGTGCGCTCCGAGCTCATCCAGGCGGGCGTGCCGTACGCGCTCGTCGTGCCGTCGACGCTCAAGGCGTACGCGACGGGCAAGGGCAGCGGGGACAAGACGCCGATGGCGTTGGCCGCGTTCAAGCGTGCGGGTGTCGAGTTCGCGGACGACAACCAGTGCGACGCCTGGTGGTTGCGCGCAGCTGGCCTGGAGTGGCTCGGGGAGCCGCTGTTCGAGCTGCCCGCTGTGCAGCGTGAGGCGCTGGTGGGCGTGAACAGGAAGGGCAAGCCGAAGGTGAAGTGGCCAGAGATGCCGAAGGCGGTGGCGTGATGGTGCACGACGGAGCACTCCTCGACGGAACCGGCTCGATCCGACCGGATCGGGTCGACGACGCCGTACGCGACGAACGCAACCGCAAGGCGGCCCGTGTCCTCGCTGGCACGCATGCGCGCGACGCGGCTGACTGCGCGCTGCTGCTCGACATGCTCGGCCTCACCCCGCAGGACGGACTCACTACGAAGGGCGCTACCTCATGACCGAGCTGATCAACCTCACGCCGCACCCCATCCGGATCTACACGCAGGAGGTGCCGAGCAAGCTCACGGACATCGACGAGGGGCTGGTGACGATCATCCCTCCGTCCGGTCAGGTCGCTCGCCTCGCCGCCGAGGAGCCTCGCGGTATCTCCTACACGGGCGCGGCCGTGCGGTACGAGAACGCCGAGTTCGGCTCGGCCCACATCCAGCTTGACCGGGTCGTGTTCACCACGGTGTACGGGCTTCCCGCGCCGCGCGAAGACGTGTTCTACATCGTTCCGCTCGTGACGGCGATCGCTGTGCAGGCTGAGGCTCCCGCGCGTACGGATCTGCTGGTGCCGTACGAGCAGGTGCGGAACGCGGAGGGCACGGTCGTGGGTTGCCGGACGCTCGCGCAACCGTGCTGACGACCAGGGCAAGAGCACGACACCGCCACGTCAGAAACCCGACAGAAATAGGACATCCGCGCGAGCGGCCGTGCGCACCACTCCATGCGTGCGCTACCAAGGACGAAGCCGACACACAGGAGCACCCCTGATGGACTCAGAAGCACTCGACTGCCTCGCGGACAGTCTGGAGCCAGGGCAGGAGATCGTGAGCGTCGTGGGCGGCGTCCCGATCATCGAGAACACCGGTTGGCAGCCTGCGCCCCAGGGCTTCGACCCTGGCCTCGAGCCGTCGTACTACGACGAGGACTACATCGACTGGTAGGCCACTACGGCGCCTGAACGACTGCGGCCCCCGAACCAGGCTCGGTTCGGGGGCCGCTGCGTGTCTGGGCTACGGCTTGATCTCCGCCTCTTGCTGGGCGGACAGGTCGTACGGGTGCACCCAGGCCATGCCCTGCCGTTCGACGTGGCAGTAGTAGCGGCTCGCGCCGAAGTCCGGTGCCGTCTCGAAGTCCGGGTCGGAGGCGGCGATCTGGCGCATCCGCTCGTGGTCGGTGCCCCAGGAGACGGCTCGGCCATCGCGGCGGTCGCGGACGATGAGCATGTCGGCCTCCTGTGCGGCGGTGCTGGGGCAGAGGCATCGTAGGCACAGGTCAGCGGGAATGCATCAGGCGGCGAGCTCGGCCGGCCGGACGATACGCGGCAGGTGGACGTGCAGGTGCCGCACCGCGACCACCAGGCCGTCGGCGCGCAGACGTACCGCGAGCTCCTCGCCCATCGCGGCCGCCCGGTGCTTCCCGCCGGCGCACGCGAACGACACCACCACGAACTTGGTTGCGGCCATCGCGCGTACGAGCGGCACCGCGTGCTCGAGCAGCGGCACTGCGAGCGGGGTGGCGAGCACGAAGTCCCGCACGGCGGGCTGCAGGCCGGTCATGTCCAGCATGTCCTGCTCGGGCCGGTGTGCGGGGTCGGCGAGCAGGCGGCGCAGGTCGAAGTCGAAGTCGACTGCGGGTAGGCCGGTGGGGAGTTGGTGGAGGCGGCCGCGGGTGAGGACGAGGACGTCGGGGCGGGTGAACTTCATGGGTCCAGCCTGCTGGGGATCATCCGGTGACGGGAGGTGTTGCCCGTTTCCTCCTCGAAACAGGCAACACCCAGCGGTCACAGGTAGTCGGTGATCGGGGCCCACTCGCGCGTTGCCCGCTCAACCACGACCACGTTGGTCGTGTTGTCCGGCCACAGCGCCGGGTCGGTCACGGTCTCGATGTCGCCGTCGTAACCCCAGGTGAGGCCGAGGTACTTCTTGTTCAGCCTGGTGTCGAGCTGTCCGTTTGAGGTGACGAACGTGGAGATGTGGGTGGCGCGCTCTTCGCCGTCAGAGTGCGGTTCCTCGCAGTCCTCGTCAGTGCACCAGCAGGGGCCTTCGTCCTCCCGCTTCTGGGCGCCGTCGAGTACCTGCCGGAGAGCCTTCTTGGTGATCATGGTGTGGGCTCCTGTCTGGCTAGAGGTAGCGGCTGGCTGGCTGGCAGTCGCCGGTGGTGAGGTCGATGACGATGAGCCGGTCGGCGAACTCGGGGAAGTTCTGCGGGTAGTCGAGGACGTAGTCGAGTTCGCCGCAGATGCCCCAACCGGGGCCGAGGGCGTGCTTGTTCGAGGCCGTGTCGAGGGCGCCCTTGTCGGTGACGAAGGTGATGGCGTGGGTGGCCGGTTCGCTGCCGTGGTCGAGCTCGCACTCGCAGTCGGGATCGGTGCTGAAGCAGTAGTCCCGCTGGTCGCGTTTGGCACCGTTGAGGACCTGCTGGGCGGCCTTGGAGGTGATCACTGGTGCGCCTCCTCGTAGGGCGACAGCCACTGCTCGGCGTCGGGGTCCCAGCCCCATTCGTCGGCCTCAGCGCACACCGGGCAGATCGGAGCGTCCTTGCGGGCACCGCCACGGGAGAACCATCGGCCGCGGGCGAGAACCTGGCCGCAGAACGCGACAAGCTCGTCGATCTCGTGGGCCTCGAACGCGGCCATCACGTTGTCGCTGGCGTCTGGGATGTGCATGACTTTCGATCGTCCGAACACGGGCTCTCCTTCTGGTTTGTTGGCCGTCTCACCTCACCTCTCACCTCACCTGCGGACACACGCGTCTACCTGCACACATGAGCGTGTGCGGGTGGTGAGGTGAGAGGTGAGGTGAGAGCTATGCGGCGCGGTGGACGCGGCGGCCGTTCGGGTCGTCGACGGACTCGATGTGACCTTTGCTGCGTAGCCGCGAGAGGGCGTTCTCGACGCTCGACTTCGACGTCTTCTCGTAGCCGGCGGCGCCGAGTGCGTCGAGGATCTCGTCAGTGGTCATGCCGTCTGTGCTGTCCGTCAGCATGGAGGCGATGAACTTCTGCATCGGCGGCCGCGAGGGCTCGTCCTCGACCACACGCAGTTGAGGGCCCTCCAGCTCAGCGCGGAGGCGGGCGATGGTCGCCGCGGTGTCAGCGGCAGCGTCGTACTCGACGATCTCCAACGCGGGCTGCGTGAACGGCGCGGGGCCGACGGCACGCAGGTAGTTGTGGTACTCGAGCGTCATGGTCTGCGGGCGGTCGCGGTACATCTGCGTGCCCGGTGCGATGCGGCCCCCGGAACGGGCCATGACCAGCGAGGATCGAGCGCGCGAGACGTCGGTGAGCGTGGCGCCCTCATGCAGCCTGGTCAGCCGGACGTCGGTCTCCTGGATGTAGCGGGCCTTCGCCGGGTAGGGGTCGGAGCCGTCTTGGATGTAGAACTCGCCTGGTTGGTAGAGGTGCGGCAAGCTCGCGCCGCCGCGGCCGAACGCCCTGGACCGCTCGTCGCCTGACCTCGAGCGCATGAGGATCGTGTAGCCGCAGTTCTCTTTGATCGACGCTGCGTCATCGCCGAACATCGGGTTGTCGTACTCCTGCGCGAGGAACACCCAGTGCACGCTCGCGGAGTTGGTGGAACGCGTGGCGTGACCGGCGAAACCGCTGGTGGAGTACTCGGTGCCTTCGAAGGTGATGCGGGCCCGGCGGTCGCGCAGCACCCGCGGCGCCTCCTCGATGATGATCCACAGCGGGTCGAGGTTGAGGCGGTCGGCGTGTGGCAGGTTCTGCCGCCACCGGGCCTCGCTGAAGCCCTCGGCCATCATCGCCAGCGTGTCCTTCTGGCCCTCGACGACCCAGTCCAACGGCAGACGGTTGTCCGTGCCCAGGTGTGGGTCGAGCCACTGGCCGGCGATGTCGTAGACCTTCTCCGCGCCGCACAGCCACACCCGGCCGGGCAGGCGTGTCAGCTCGGCGATCATGACGTTGACCAGCGACGTCTTGCCGGATTTGGTGGCGCCGCAGATGACGCCGTGCTGGTAGGGGTTGAGCATCGCGGGCTCGCCATGGATCTGCGCGCCCAGCTTCAGGTGGGAGCCGCGGGGCAGCATGTCGTTGTTGAGCTCGTACGGGTGGGCCTTGGACAGGATGTCCTCGGTCGCGACTGTGACACGGACCCGGTTCGGGCGCGGCGTGGACTGGATCCGCACCCACCTGGTCTCCATGGCGACGTTCATGCACTCCTCGACCGCTGTGGCCAGGTCTTCCTCGTCACCAAGCTGCAGCGGTCGGACCTTGGTGACGTCCTCGCCGGCGAGCTCGGATGCGCTCCGCGGGGTGAGCGCCCGTGCTTCGAACGTGCATCCGTTGTGGTCGTCGGGCAGCGGATCCACCCTGGTGATCAGCACGTGTGGCCAGCCGCCACGCAGCAGGATCGACTGCATGAGTTCGTCAGCCGTCTGGAAGTGCGGGTTGTCATTGTGGACGAGGGTCGGTTCGTACACCTCGACCTCGCTGGTCTGGGGCGCGGGCGGCGCCGGAGGGGGCAGTAGCTGGGTGAGCCGGTATTCCCAGCCCTTCGCCACCGCGAATTCCAGCGCCGCGAGCGCCATCAGCCGGTAGATGTGGTTCTTCCAGTCGACGGGGTCGGCGAGGGTCCACACGATCCATGCGCACTGGACCAGCACCGCGAAGGTGATAGCCCAGGACATCGCGCGCCGCGCGTTCTTCGAGAAGTCGACGTAGGCGATGCCTCGTCCTACCGCGCCGTGCCACCACCAGGCCGCGAAGGCGACGACCCCAACACAACCCGTCGCGACGGTGGTCGGCGACCAGCCCACCATCGCCAGCACGGTCGCGGCGATGGCGGAGAGGGTGAAGCCGGCGAGGATGTAGAACAGCTTCTGCGACACGGCCGAGCTCCTTTCTCGCAGGTCAAGGTGGTGAGACGGGGGTGAGGTGAGAGGTGAGACGTCAGGCTGCGCTGGCGGCTTCCTTGTTCGCCTCGTCCTGGTAGCCGGCCGCGATGGTGCGGCAGGTGCTGGCGTCCTCCCGGAGGGTGGCTGCCTCCTCGCGGCGCTTGTCGGCGGCGATCGTGTTGCCGGTCCGCTGGAACTCCTCGGCGGCTGCGATCTTCTTGTCGGCCTTCTCGTCGAACGCGACGGCGTCTCGGCGGGCGTCGTCAGCGGCCTCGCCCCAGCCAGTGGCCCGTCCTTCGGGCGTGGTGGTGATGTGGTGGGCGTAGTTGGCGGCTGAGATGCGGGGGGCCGCGGCCTGCTGCGTGATCTTCGGTGCCTGCTGGGTCACTGGTTTTCCTCCGTGCTTCGTGTTTTCGCTGGTGATACGGGGTGCCTCACGGTGAGGCGGGGGTTCGTATTTGCGTGGTGGCGGTGGCCGGCTGCCGGGCGGGTCGCGGTCCCGTGCGACCTGTAACGACCGATCAACTGGGGCGGGCTCGTCGTCGGGGTCCTCGTTGGGCCACTGCGGGTCGAGTGCGGTCCGGACTGGCGGAGGCGGGACCGGCTTGACCTCGTCCTGATCGACCTCGGGCCAGGACGGCCCGGTGCCGGGGCGCGTCAGCTCGCGGTTGCTTTTGACCTTGGTGGTGGCATAGCCGTCCTTGGTCATACCGGGGGTGGTCTCGCCGACAGCGTCAGCGACGAGACCGAGAAGTTCAGCGACGGCCCGAACCTTGTCTCGTGCCGCCTTGGCGACGGTTTCGGTGGCGCTCTTGCCGGTGGGGCGTTTGCCTGTGGTCGGCCGGCCGCCGGTCTTTGAGGTCGAGGGGACGCGCGCGCCTGCCCTCCGGGCCGCCCGGCCCCGGTGGGCGGTGTTGCCCGCCGCACGGCCGCCTGTCGGGGTTGCGCCCGGTGCACGTCTGCGTCGGCCGCCCGTCGGGTTGCCTGCCGTGCTGCCCGCCGCGGCTGCCCGGCGTCGCCCGCGCGGTGTGATCCGGGCGAACGCTGCCCGCGCCCGCTGCCGTAGCCCGCCCGCAGGAGATCCGCCCGGGCTGCCCGCGCGGGCAGTACGGCGTTGCCCGCGGGTGCCGCCCGCCCACGACGGCAGCGCTGCCCGCATCCGGGCACCCAGTCCGCGCGGGCGGCCACCCGGACCACCCGCCCGCAGCCCGCCCGTACGGCTGCCCGCGGACGGCCGCCCGAGTGCCCGGCCCATCACCCGCCCGAGCGGGGAGCGGGCGAACCGCCCACTGGGCATCCGCCGCATCGCCCTGCCTGCCCGGGCGACACCGGGCAGCCTGCGGGCAACTGCCCGCGCCCGCCCGGAGCGACGCAGCACCACCACACCCGCGCCACCCGCCGCGGCCACGCCGGCGGCGATCCACCACAGCGTGGGCGAGGCGACGTACACGAGGACGAGCACGACGGCCCCCGCCGCGGGCACGCCGAGCAGCAGCAGTGCGCGCAAGGGGTCGATGCCGTCGTGCTGGAACTGCGGCGGCTGCGGTGCCGCGGGCTTGGCCTGCGGTTTCACCTTCGTCTCACCTGTGACCTCACCAGGTGAGGCTGGGCGTGAGGGCCGCGGTGCCGGTGCTGGTGGTGGCGTGGGGCGCGGTGCACTGGGCGGCTTGGAGCCTTCGGGGGGCCAGGTCATCCGACAGCCACCTCCTCATCCTTGACGGTGTGCAGGTCCGGGCGGGCGGCTGCCTCGCGCAGGCGGGCGGCGCGGGGCTGCCCGATGCCGAACTCGGCGCGCATCCACGGCACCTTGGGCAGATCGCCCGTCTGTGGGTCGCGGGCTGCCCGCAGGCGGGCGATCAGGTCGAGGTCCTCGTCGGACAGGCGGGCGGCGGGCGTGCCTGGTCGGGCTGCCTGGCGGGCGGGCAGCTTCGGGCGGGCAGATGTGGCCGGGCGGAGGACCGGGCGGGCGGTGCGGGCGGGCGGTTCGGGGGCCGTCTCGCCCGGCGTGCTTTGGGGGGTCGCGGGCGAGACGGCATGCGGCTCGTCGCCTGCCCGCGGGGGGATCGGCGGGCGACGGGCGGAGTCGGTGTGGGCGGGTAGTGCGGGCGACTCGTCGACAGCTGCCTGGGCGGTGTCGGCAGCGGTGCGGGCGGCCCGCCCGAGGGAGACGAGTGCGAAGCCGGAGATGAGCATCAGGCCGTCAACGACGAGCGGGCCGACGATCGCCTGATGCTGGTCGTAGCCCCAGGCGATCAACACCTCGTAGATGTGGCCGTAGGAGATGGTGGCGGAGCCGAGGGCGACGGCGACGATGCCCGCGGTGCGGACGAGGCGCCATCCCCAGCCGTCCGGCCAGGACACGCGGGAGAGGACCTCGACGCTGACGATGAGGGTGAGGGGCCAGACGATGGCGGCGGCCTGGGAGGCGACGCTGGGGACGGTGCTGTGCAGCCACGCGGACTGGAGGTTGAAGCCGACCGAGACGGCCGAGCCGAGGCCGAAGCCTGCGAGTGCCCACCAGAAGCCTGGTGCTCGAGGTGGCTTGATGTGGCTGGCGGTGTTCACGGTCGGGTTCTCCCTTGGTTCAGGCGAGGCGGGCGAGCTGGTCGGCGCCGATCAAAGAGCGTCGCCGTCGCGGGGCACGACCCGGCCCGGGGCGGTCTTGACGGGCAACGGCGTGCGACCGGCGGTCTTGGCTGCCTCGGCGTGGATGGTGGCGGCGTGGAGCAGCTGGTCGGCGTTGTTGCTGTTGGTGGCGGCGGCGAGCAGGCGGCGCATTGCGGCGAGGTGGGCGGCGGCCGTGAACGGCTCCTCGACGAAAACGCGGTCGGCGTCCGGGTTGGTCGGGTGGGACGGGTCGATGGGTTTGCCGGTCAGCAGGTTGATCATCGGGTTCCCCTCGTGTTCTTCAGGTCCAGTGGTGGTGATCCGCTGGTCAGGCCGGGATGGTGAGCTGGTCGGTCATGACGAGCACGACCAGGCACAGCAGCGCCAACACCAGTGCGACCAGTGCGTTGATCAGGTGCGGGCTCATCGCAGGACGTCGTCGTCGCTCGGGAGCGCACCGGTGCGCTTCAAGTAGGCGATCCACGCAGACCGCGGGATGCGGTGCTGGCGGCCGTCCCGGTAGGCGCCTGGGAAGGCCCCTTCCGCGATGCGGCGGATCACGGTCTGTTGGCTGACGCGCAACTCCCCCGCTGCCTCGCTGGTCGTGACGAAGGGCTCGATAAGCCCGGTGGTCTGCTCAGACACTGAGCCCTCCTGTCTCCCGCATCTGCGTTAGCAGCCAACTTGGATATACAAGCGACCGTAGCGACGACGACATGGATATGCAAGCGAGCCAAACGAGCGCTATGAGCGACACGAGCGCCAAATCAGGGAACGTCGATCACGTACCGGAACGCGAAACGGTCTGTGGGGACGAGCGAATCGAGGACCTCCAGGACCTCACCGTTCGAGTCGTAGGCCGTGCGGAGGACCCGGACGACGGGCACGCCCTCGGGGATGGCCAGCGCTTCGGACTCAGCGGGCGCGGGCAGGCGGACTTCCAGGTCCTCGATAAACCGTGTGACGCGCCGGCGGATCGGCCCGTCCGGGTCCTCGATCAAGCCGTGCACGCCGCCCCGGATGCGACGGTCCTCCGCGACAGCGGTGCCGCGGAACAGGCTGGCTGGGTAGTAGCCGTCGCAGAACTGCATCGGCTCGTCGTCGACGACGAACAGCCGCTTGCGGACGATGACGAGCGTGTGCGCTGGTACGCCGAGACGTTCGGCGATGTCGGCTGGCGCTGCTGTCTCGGTAACCGCCAGGAGCTGCTGCTTCGCCGTGCGGCCCTGGCTTGCGGCTTCCGCGTTGAAGTTGCTCATTCCGCTGCCGCGGTGGGCACGCCAGTTCGAGCCGGTGAGCAGCATCTTGAGGTGCGGGCGGGGACGGACGAAGGCTCCGCGGCCTTGCTCTGAGATCACGAGGCCCTCAGCCCTGAGCAGGGCGATGGCCTTGCGCACGGTGGTGCGTGTGGTCGTGTGCTGCTGGGCGAGCTCGTTTTCCGATGGCAGTCGCTCACCGGGCTCCAGCCTGCCGTCGCGGATCTCGCGTCGAAGCGTGTCCGCGATGCGTCGGAACGGCGGTGTCGAGTTCATTCGGCGGGCTCCCTCTTGCGTATGCAAGCAGGGTAACCACCATCGGGCCACTCAGGGTGTGAACGTCCAGCCACGCCAGGCCTGTACCTCGACGCAGACCACCGGACCATCTGGAACGTTCTCCCGGTACTGGAGGTACTTGTCGCACAGCCACTCGATCGGCTGGCGCCGCTCGTCGGCGTCGTGGAGTACTCGTGCGATGCCGTCGGCGCGGACCCACCAGAGCCGCGACCAGTCGTCGTCGTACTCATCTGCGAGCAGCGCCACCTGGGGGTTTTCTGCGATGTTGCGTAGCCGCTTCAAGCTTGTCGAGGTCTTCGGCTTGTGATCGACGGCGAACACGACCACGTCGCCGCGAACCGCGAAGGTGACTGGCACGAGGTGGGGTTTCGCCGTCGCGTCGGCGGTCGCCAGGTGTGCGACTCGTGCGGCGGCGAACCGCTGCCGTGCTTCCTCCTGTGAGAGTGCCACCCACGCAACCTAACGGACGGGTTGTTGACATGCATCCGAGTCGTGTCCATTCTCGCATTCGTCGTGCTCATTTTGGATTAGGTAACAACGCGTGCAGACACATGCGGATGGAATAGAACTTACGTGCGAAAGGACCTATATTCCGCAGATCAACTAGCCAACCCCACGCCGCAGGGGAGAACCATGGCTGAGCTGCACGAACCCGACAGAGACCCCTCGATCGACGAACTGCTCCACGATCCGGCGTTCGAAGAAGTCGTCGCCGTGCTCGTCGATCGACGCGCCGGAGAAATCCGGGCACACCACGCTGACCTGCTCACGGCCGCCGGGCACGTCGAGGCCGCCGAATTCCTCCGAAACCTCGACGAGTGACGCCATGGCCACGACACCATGCCGCGTCTGCGACCGCGAGTCCACCGCACTGCGCTGGGCCTGCCTAGCCTGCGTCACCGACACCCGACGCAGGCTCGACGAGATCCAAGACCACGTCATCATCATCGGCACCGTCGGCCTCATCCCCTCCCGCGGCGCCCTCGACGGCCTCCCCCGCGCCGGCGGCTACGGCCCGCGCGAACCCCTCAACCTCGACAAGCTCGTCGCGCTCGACTACCGCAGCCACATCGACGGCACCGGCACAGACGACGACCCGCACGAGGCGACGCTGTCGATCCTGCGCAGCCTGCACCAGCTCGCCGCCTACGTGTACCAGCAGCGACTCGACTGTGGTTTCCCGGACACCGCGCCGCGAGGCACGGTTCCGAGCCTGGCGGTCTACCTGCGGGTTCAGGCCGAGTGGTGTTCACATCAGACGTGGGGCGACAAGTTCGTCGAGGTCGTGCGGCAGTTGCACGGGCAGACCCGCCGGCAGGCGCATGATGCGCCTCCGACGGCGCTTGGTCCGTGCATCACGCCTGGTTGTGGCGGCATGGTGTGGCCGACCGAGTACGGCGGCCGGTGCAGTCAGCCCTGTCTGGAGGGTCAGCGCCGCGCCTATTCCGGCCTCGACCTGCAGCGGCTGGCTGAGCAGAAGGCTCGTCATGAGCGCCGCGCCTGATCGGCTCCCGACCAGCCTTACAGGCCTTCAACTGAGGCTGGTCGAGTTCTTGCGGGACATCGCGAACAGCCCCAATAACGCGGTGTTCGTCATCGTCACCGACAACCTTGAACACACGTACCAGGACGTCGTGGAGCCGATGCGTGAGATCGCTGGCCAAGGGCTGTGCCTCAGCCCTCGGCGCCGCGAGCTGACGGTGTTCGGACGCCGGATGTTTATCGTGATCGAGGACCACCAGCTCCGCGGCTTCGGCGCCCACGGCATCTGGGTCCACGGGTTTCCTCGCAAGATGCCGCTTGTGGACGGCTACCTGGAAGCTCGCCTCGTTCCTGGTGGGCGGATGTATGGGTGACCGTCTGCCTTTGGACTTGGTGATGCTCGCGCTCCAGCAGGAGTTTGAGCGCACTGGGGACGCCAAGTTCGACGTGTCGCCTGGTGCGGTGCGGAACTGGAAGTACCGGAACCTGATCTCCAAGGGGGTCGGCTACGACCTCGGTGAGATCACCCGCTACCTCGACGCGCGGAGCGACCACCCTGGCGACCACTTACGCGAGTCTGCTTGACCGCAGGTCACAGGCTGTGTGACGCTTTCGCCAGGCAGAGCTGTGTCCACTCCGGCTCAACACCCGTGATCGACCTTCTCTGACCGCCACCGAGGCCCAGCGTCATATCGCGGGCGTGGGACTCGCCAAGGAATCTTCATCAAGAAGGGCCCGCGAGGCCCTGTCCACAGTGATGAAAGGTGCCCGCCCGCCAGGGCCTGGCACCACCACGAGACCCCAGTCGCAGACCAGGCGGCTGGGGTCTCATGCATCTGGCCCCCGTAGTGCTCAACCAGGAAGAGCCGGACCGCTACGCAGACCGCTGAGCGAAGAGCCTCGACAGCGCGAGCGCACGTCTGAGTGCAGGTTCAAATCCTGTCGGGGGCCACCAGACCCTGCAGGGGTGCGGGAGCAGGTCGCAGCCGCCACACGAGCGGCGGCCAGGGATGGCGGCTGCGACCACCCAATCCACGAGCGGGGGTGCGCCGTGGGCAACGAATGGACCGACGACGACACCGTCCGCCTGCACCAGCTGCACGCACAAGGCATGTCCCGCAACGACATCGCCCGCGAGATGAACCGCTCCGGATCGACCATCAGCAGGCACGCCGCAGACGAAGGCCTCTCCTTCGAACGCGGCCCAGAAGTCGCCGCCGCCACCGAGGCCATGCGCGCCGACGCCAAGAGCCGCCGCGCGCAGATGATGCTCAAACTGCTGGAGGACGCCGACAAACTCCGGCTCCAACTCTTCGCGCCGACAACGATCCACAGCTTCGGCGGCAAGGACCACACCTACAACAGCCACGACGTGCAGCAGCCGCTGTTCAAAGACCAGCGCGACATCATGAACGCCTGCTCCGTGGCGCTCAACGCCTCCATGCGGCTCGACCACCACGACACCGACGGCGGCGCCGAGGGTGCCCGCAGCATGGTGTCCCAGCTGTTCGCCGGCCTCAAGGCCGTGGCGGACGAGCTCGACGACGAAGGCGTCCCCGATGATGCCTCCGACGATTGACCTCAAGCGCATCACGAAAATCCTGTCACCCAAGCAGATCCGCAGTGTCGTCCGCGCGCAGGAGACGCCGCAGATCGCGCTCTGGTCCGGCGCGGTGTCGTCCGGGAAGACGATCGCGAGCCTGCTCGCGTTCCTGATCGCGATCACCGTCGCACCGAGCCACGGCCTGATCGTGATCATGGGCAAGACGAAGGACACGATCGAACGGAACCTGATCGAGCCCCTGCAGTCCCCGCTGCTGTTCGGCCCGTTCGCCGCGTTCGTCCACCACACGCGTGGCGCGAACACCGCCACGATCCTCGGCCGCACCGTGCACCTCATCGGCGCCAACGACATCCGCGCCGAAGACCGCATCCGAGGCATGACCATCGCCCTCGCCTACGTCGACGAGGCCACGCTGGTGCCGGTCGGGTTCTGGATGATGCTGCTGTCCCGGCTCCGCGTGCCCGGCGCAAAACTGTTCGCCACAACGAACCCCGACGGCCCTGGCCATTGGCTGCGGAAGAACTTCATCCTGAAGGCCGCCGCCGTCGGCATGAGGTTCTGGCACTTCGAGCTCGCCGACAACCCGTCGCTGGAGCCGGCGTACGTCGAGCGGCTGCACAAGCAGTACGTCGGCTTGTGGTTCCGGCGGTTCATCAAGGGCGAGTGGTGTCTGGCCGAGGGCGCGGTGTACGACGCCTGGTCCGACAAGATGATCGTGGACATCCTGCCCGCGATGACGCGGTGGATCGCGTTGGGCGTGGACTACGGCACGACGAATCCGTTCGCCGCTCTGCTGCTCGGCTTGGGCTCGGATAAGCGGCTGTATCTGGCGCACGAGTGGCGGTACGACAGCAAGGACTCTCGTCGGGCGTTGACGGACTCCGAGTACAGCCAGCGGATCACGGGCTGGTTGTCCGGGCTCCGTGTGCATCCGGAGTGGACGATCGTCGACCCGTCCGCGAAGTCGTTCGTGACGCAGCTCTACCACGACCGGCTGCTCACGCCGACGTTGGCGAACAACGCGGTGGTGGATGGGATCCGCACGGTGTCGTCGTTGATCGCGATGGACCAGTTCCGGGTGCACCGGTCGTGCAAGGGCTGGACCGATGAGATCGGCGGCTACAGCTGGGATCCGAAGAAGGCGGAGAAGGGCGAGGACGCCCCGATCAAGACCGAGGACCACTCGTTGGATGCGGGCCGGTACGCGATTCACACGACGGAAGCGATTTGGCGAGGCCAACTCTTGGAGGCAGCAGCATGATCACCACCCGCGCGAAGTTCACGTGCATCAGCGAGACGCGCAGCTCCTACAACGCCGCTGACGGCGTCCGGACCTACGAGTTCCAGGCCGTGTACGACGACGACGTGCCGGAAGACCAGCGGTACGCCAAGTACACGCCGAGCGGCAGCCTGAAAATCACCGTGGACAACCCGAACGTCCAGTTCGAGCTGGGCCATCAGTACTACCTGGACTTCACGCCTGCAGCGGTCCCGGAGGCCTCGGCGTGAGCCCCATGCAACTCAGCGAGATGCCACCGCCATACCCGCCCACAGTGGGTGCGACGGTGCACTACGTCAGCCGCGGCTCGCTCGACGGTAAGTTCCCGCCCACCTGCCGGGCCGCCACTGTCACCGAGGTCGACCCCACCGACCCGAACCGCGTCGGCCTCTGCGTCACCAACCCGACTGGCCTGTTCTTCTACCCGCTCGCCGACGGCGGCAGCGTGCGCGAACAGCTCGGCGAACGCACCGTCGAAGGCAAGCCCGCACCGCCCACTGGCGGCACGTGGCACTGGGTGATCGGAGACTGCCTGTGATCCAACGACGCAGGTTCGCCAATCAGGCCGAACTCGCCGTCCAGCTCAAGCCCTACGCGCCTGACGTGCCGGACGAGCACATCGAGCAGGTCCTCAACGGACTCGTCGAACTCGGCGTGTCCGTCGATCAACTGGTGCGCATCGAGGTCGACGAATGAGCGACAGCATTGAGGGCGAGATCCCCACGGTTCTGGACTGGGCGGCCGTCACTGCGGCTCTGGAAGCGCTCGGCATTCCGAAGATTAAAAATCTCCGGGCCGTCGAGATTGACCCGCACGGCGTCGATCTGCGCTACCTCCTGCGCACCGAGACCAAGGCTGCAGCTGTCGGCGTCGTCGAGTTCGCCGTGCACATCCCCTACCGCTATCCCGACCAGCAGTCGGAAGGGAGTGAGACGTGCCGCTCCCCGAAGGCGGAAACACCGCCTGGCCACCACGCCAGCTCGACCCCGTCTTCGAACGCATCGACTCCTGGGACGCCTGGTGGACCGGAGACCCCGACCACCTCGCCGACCTCTACGGCAGCCACTACGCCGGCGGCTTCGACACCACCAGCCGCAAACGACTGACCAACCACCCCAGCCAATATCGCGGCGGCATCGTCGGCCGCGCCGCACGCTGGTTCTGGGGCGCACCGATCCCCCTCGGTGAGCAGCGCGCCAAACTCCACATCCCGCTCGCGGCCGACATCGCCGTGAAGTCCGCCAAGTTGTTGTTCTCCGAGCCACCCACCTTCAAGGCGAGCAACACGTCCACCCAGGACCGGCTTGACAAACTGCTCGGCCACTCCTTCCGCGCCACCCTCCTGGAATCCGGTGACGTGTGCGCTGGGCTCGGAGGCGTGTACCTGCGGGCACTGTGGGACACCGACATCTCCGACAAGCCGTGGATGCACGCCAACCACGCCGACACCGCCGTTCCAGAGTGGAAAGGCGGCAAGCTGCGGGCATGCACGTTCTGGCGAGTACTAGAAGACGACGGCAACCGAGTCATCCGGCACCTCGAACGACACGAGCCAGGCGGGATCCTGCACGGCGTATACGAGGGCAGCGCCGACAAGCTCGGCCGACGCATGGCGCTCAACGACCACGAAGCGACCACCGAGTACGCCGACCTGGTCGACGAGGACTCCCGCATCGACACGAAGATCAAGGACCTGACGGTCCGGTACGTGCCGAACATGAGGCCCAACAAGTACTGGCGGAAGATCCCCGCCGCATGCGAACTCGGCCGCGCCGACGTCGCTGGCGCGGAGCCGATGCTCGACGCGCTGGACGAGACGTGGACGTCGTGGATGCGGGACATCCGGCTAGCCAAGGGCCGCGTGATCGTCCCGGACGTGTACCTGCAGAACAACGGACCCGGTGCCGGGGCGAGCTGGGACGCGGAGCGGGAGATCTACTCGACGCTGAGCATGCTGCCGAAGCCGGGCGACGCGGCGACGATCACGGTGGCGCAGTTCGCGATCCGGGTCGAGGAGCACTCCCGCACCGCGCGGGAACTGTCACAGGCGATCGTGCAGGACTCCGGCTACAGCGGCGAAACCTTCGGGTTCCAAACCCAGTCGGGCCTGAAGACCGCGACCGAGGTGGCGGCCGACCAGGAGGACACCTACCTCACCCGCAGCCACAAGACGCTGTACTGGTCTCCGGCGCTCACTGAGATGGGTTCGGTGTTGCTGCAGCTGGACAACGCGCACTTCGGCGGCAGCTCCGAGATCGAGGAGCCGGAGATCGAGTGGCCGGACGGGGTCGCCGAAGATCTGGAGACGATCGCGCGCACGGTGCAGCTGCTCGACGCGGCTGGCGCGGTGTCGACGCGGACGAAGGTGGAGATGGTGCACTCGGACTGGGACAAGACGCGTGTGGACGAGGAGGTAAAGGCGATCGAGGGCAGGCCCGTCGAGAACCCAGACACTTTCACCGGCGGGCAGATCGTCGTCAACCGACCACAGACCGAGGACGTGAGCGGTGGGCAGCCTGAGGCGTGAGGTGAGACCCGATGCCGGTCGACCGCACCCTCGCCGAAGACCTCGCCACCACGCTCGTCGAGCTGTACGCGGCCGCTGAGACCCGGCTCGCCGGAAAGCTCGGCATCCTGCTCCGCGCGGACATCTCCAAGCCGGACTGGGCCGAGCGCAAGCTCCTCCAGCTCGGCACGCTGCGCCGGTTCGCCGAACAACTCGTGGCCGCGCTGGCCGCCGACAGCTTCGGCACGATCAACGAGCTGGTCACGGCCGCGTACACACGCGGCGGCGAAGCCGCGCTCGAGGAACTCGCCCGTCTCGGTGGTGCCCGTGCCGGTGAACTCGCCGCGGTGCGGACCGCGCTGCCTGGTGGCGCGGCTGTGCAGCGGCTGGCGTGGTCGCTCACGACTCGCACGCAGGGCACGCACCTGCGGATCGTGCGGGAGACGACCGACATCTACCGGGGCGTGGTCGCCCGCACGGTCGCCACCGGCACGCTGACGGGCACCGAGACGCGCAGGCAGACGGCACAGCGGGCGATGGATCAGTTGCTGGGCAAGGGAATCAGCGGCTTCACTGACCACTCCGGCCGCAACTGGGAACTCGCCTCGTACGTCGAGATGGCCACGCGGACGACGACCGCCCAGGCTGCGGTGCAGGGCCACCTCGACCGGCTCGGTGACCTCGACCTAGACCTGGTCATCGTGTCGAACGCCCCGCAGGAGTGCTCACGGTGTCGGCCATGGGAAGGCAAAGTGCTGGCCCGCAACGGGCCTGGCGGGCGGCGCACAGTCGAGGTGGAGCACGCGACGATCGACGACCGCATGGTCCGCGTCGAGGTGGCCGGCTCGGTGGACGAGGCGGTCGGTGACGGGCTGATGCACCCGAACTGCCGGCACTCGCTCAGCGCTTACCTGGCGGGCGTGACGAAGCCGATCACGCACACGCGTGATGAGCAGGGCGACAAGGACCGGCAGAGGCTGCGCGCGCTCGAACGCGATGTGCGGGCAGCGCGCCTGCGCGAGGAAGCCGCGATCGACCCAGCCGCGAAGGAGAGGGCGGCCGCTGATGTACGCGCGGGCCAGGAGGCGATCCGGGTGCACGTTGACTCGACGACAGCCAAGCGGCAACCGCAGCGCGAGCTGATCGGCTCAGCCCGCTAGGGCACGAGCGCCGTAAGTGCGGCTTCGTACCTGGGCCGGTCAGCCTGTGGCGTCTTGGCTGCCGCGTACGACAGCACGACCAGCTTGTGCCGGAACGCGCCCCCGGCGCCGTTCATGGCGTCGGCGTACTTCGTGGCTGCTGCCTCGTCAGCGAACGTCACGACGGTGATCGCGTCGGTGGTGACGAGCTGCGAGCACTTGTACGTCGTGCAGTTCTGCTGCGAGTTGTCCCGCGGCTTCGGCACTGAAAGGCCCTTCGCCGCGAACTCGTCGATGACCTGCTGAGCAGTCACGCCAGGCGCGCTGGCCGTTGTCGACGGCGCGGCTGGCGTCGAACTCATCAGCCTGTCGACCTTCTCTGACACACCGCTGCATCCGGTGAGGAGCAGCACCAAAGCCGCCACTGCGGGCACGAATCGAGTCACGACAGAACGTCGTCCCGCAGTGGTTTTGCGTTACCAACCCCTGGCCGGCTGACCCGGCCTTCGTGCCCCTGGAGGGCGAATGCACACCACGTCTGGGACGCCTGGCGCGTCCGGCGACCAGCATCTTCCTGTTCACCCGCGTACTGGCCTGCAGGCGATCGGATGGGGCCTTCGTGGCCCGATCTGGCCTGCGCTAGGCGGCGCCCCTGACGAGGGCGGCGGCACCGGCGGCGGCGATGGGGCGGACACCTCTGGCGGGAGTGACTCCGGCCAGCAGCAGGGCCAGCAGAACGACGGCAGCGCGGGCGGGACGGACTCCGGCCAGGGCGCCAGCGGGACGCAGAACGACACCGGCAAGTCCGGAGAGGACACGAAGCCGGAGCCCAAGGACGTCAAGGACTTCCCGACGGCAGCGCAGAAGTTGATTCGCGAGCTCCGCAAGGAGGCAGCGGACAACCGCACGAAGGCGACTGCGGCCGAGGAGTCGACGAAGAAGCAGCTCGACGCGATCGCTGTCGCCCTGGGCTTCAAGAAGGGCGAGGACGTCGACCCCGCGAAGTTGCAGGAGCAGTTGACCGCGGACGTCACCAAGGCGAACTCCGAACGCGACGAGGCTCGCCTCGAGCTCGCAGTGTTCAGGGCCGCCGACAAGCACGGCGCAGACCCCGGTGCGCTGCTCGACAGCCGCGAATTCCTCAAGGAAGTCGCCGAGCTCGACGCCACCGACAAGGCCTTCGCCGACGACCTCACCGCGCTCATCAAGCAGCGAGTGAAGGACAACCCCACCCGCTACGGCCGCGAAGCCCCGAAGCCGAAGAAGTCCGGCTCCGAGCACATGAACGGCGGCACCCCCACCGAGCGCACGGGCAGCTTGCACGCCGCCGTCGCCAAAACCATGACCCGCACCTAAGGAGGGGCGCATGCCCATCACCCTTGCGCAGGCGGAAATCAACGCCCGCGCCGACATCGACCACGCGGTCATCCGCAACCTGCGCCAGTACTCCTGGCTGTGGGACCAGATCGTGTGGGACGACACCGCGACGCCTGGCACGGGTGGTGCCTCGCTGATCTACGGCTACACCCTGCTCAAGACCCCGCGCTCCGGCCAGTTCCGGGCGCTCAACACCGAGTACTCCGTCGACTCCGCGGTCCGCGAGCAGAAGTCTGTCGGGCTCAAGCCGTTCGGTGGCGCGTTCTCCATCGACCGTGTGCTGCGCTCGCTGGGCCCCGCGCAGACCAACGAGGTCACGTTCCAGATGCAGGAACTGATGACCGGCGCGACGATCCGGCTGCAGGAAGAGATCGTCAACGGTGACGTCGCTGTCGACGCCAACGGCTTCGACGGCCTCGACAAGCTGCTGACCGGCAGCACGACCGAGTACACCCCGAACTCCGCGTCCACCGCCTACGCGGACTGGTCGCCCGGTGCGATCGACACGCAGGCCAAGGCGAACATCCAGCTCGATGTCGTCGATGACTGGCTGTCCACTCTGGTGCCGTCCCGTGTCGGCGGTGGTGACCTCGGCGCACCGGGCGGACTTCCCGCCGGCCGCCGGGCGATCCTGGGCAACACCAAGAGCATCACCCGCATGCGGGCGCTCGCGCGGTGGGCTGGGACCTACACGCAGACCAAGGACGACCTCGGTCGCCAGATCGAGTCCTACGGGCCGTGGA